TTACCACCTTTAGCTTTTTTATCTTTCCAATTTGGTAAATCAATTATTCTACCATATTTTTGCATTTGTTCAAGCCAAGCATAACCAGGTTCACCATTTAATGCAGTTTGTTTACCTACTTTTTTATAATCTTGACCTATTTCTGCAAAAATACTATTATTAGAAGTCCAACCATATTCTGCACGTTCAACTTTATTACCTTCATAACATTGTTTATCTGCATTCCAATAATAATCTTTTAAAGTTAAATATTCTTCATTGTCTTGAGGACCAAATACAATTTCAGCTGTTCTACGAATACCTCCAGCCACAACACATTGACCTTCCATATTCATAATATTAACAATATTAGTAATTGATATAGGTTGTCCTATACATTCATCTAACATTTTACATATTTGTTCATGCATGTATTTTAAAGGACCTGGACCACATGCTATACCACCAAATGTTTTTACTGGTTCACCTTCTTTACGTATTTCATCATATACAAAATGAGGTATAGCATAACCTTTAAAATATCCAAGTAATACATATTTTAAACTTTTAACCCATCCTTCTCTACTATCTTCAATAACATAAATATTAGTATCTGTTGTTGGTCTTGGTTTTTTTATTTCAATTTTTCCTTCACCACGAACATCGAATCCTACACCAACACCTAACATCGACATATCCATTAAAAATTCAAATGGTTTTGTTAATGTTTTATCAATATCTTCTGTAGATACAAATGCACAATTATTTAATGCTGCAAATAATCCTCTTTTTTCAAGAATATCTGTACCCATAGCCCATAATCCACGACCAGGAGGTAAAAACTTCATTGACCACATTAATTCATACATTTCTTGAGCACTTCTTTGTGCTTTTTCTTCATCCCAACCTAAATCATAATAATTTATATGATTTTTTTGAATTGAATAAGTACCTTCAACTACTCTTCTTACTGTTTCAAACCATTTTTCATTTCTTACATTTTTACTTCCACAAGTAGTACAAAATGTAGTATTATTTTCTTTATCAATATGAGAACCTCCGCATGAATCACATTTTAAACGAGAATAAGTTCTCATATAAACTAATTCTCCTAAACCATTAAAACCGAAAGGTGCTTTTTTATTAGCATAATTTTGGATAAATTCATCGCTGAGTAAAAATGTTTTTTTGCCTAAAGTTTGATTATTCATCTATTTTGTTCATAAAAATTAAAAACAGTTTATTTAATTTTACAATTTTGTTAAAAAAACTCTCATTGATAATTATCTTTGAGAGTTTTTTATTTATACTTACTAATCCGTATCTTAATTTAATAAATTTACTTTACTATTTGTAGTATTTGTATTTAAACCTCTATTAAAAGATTTATCAAAACCACTTTTTAAACCATCTTTAAATGCATTTTTATCAAAAATTGATGAAGAAGCATTTGAAATAGATTTTATATTTGGAAATTTATTATCTATGAATTTTTCCAAATCTTGTTTATTTACTTTTATAAGAGCATTAAGTGTTTTTTCTTGTGGCACATTATTTTCTTCTTCTCTAACACCAAAACTTTCTTTTTGTTGTTGCATTTTTTTGCTAATACCATGAGGAACACCTAATAAAAAATTTCTAATATATGTACTTCTATCAGAGATTAAACCAGATAATTTATTAACATTTTTTAAAATCCAATCTTGTTCAACTTTATTTAAAATATCTTCTTTATAAGAAGAAGGCATAAAGTCTTCTGGTTTTAATTTTAAAGCTTGACTAAAAGTTTTTATTTTAGTTTGATTTAAAGGGTCTTTACTAAAAAATGCTGAAAGTAAAGATGCATTACTAATTTTATCTAATTCTAATTGAATTTTATCAATCATATTAGAATGGGCATCTGCAGCTGTAACACCTTTATATGTAAATTCTTTTCTAATTTCAAGAACTTTAGCTGTATAAGATTGTGCAGCTAATTCAGGAAATAAATTTTGACTAATTTCATATAAATATCTTACTATTTCAATATTTGTTGGTGTACCAATTAAAAAACCTCTAAAATAAGCTGTACCATTTCCTCTATAAATACAAGTACAAAAATTATTTTTTGCTAAAGTAGCTAATAAATCCATTCTCCACCTACCTTGTTCAGGCTTATCATATAAAGGGAAATGTCTTCCTTGTTCTTCATCAAAAAATATTTCTTCTTCTTTTTCTTCATCACTTTTAAGGTCAGAAAATGATAAATTATGTTCTGCTAATAATTCAGTTGCTTTGGCTAAAAAAGCTTCAGCTTCTGCTTGATTACCTAATTCTTTTGCAGATAAACTTTTATCATACAATTTTTTGATTTTGTCGAGAATCTTAGACATTTTTTACAATTTTAAGTTTTTACAATTGAAATAAATTTAATATATTTGTATTAATTATTTCTCCTGCGAAGGTACGAAAAATTTTTAAACTCTCCAAATTTTTCTTTATAAAAATGGATTTTCTTTATTAGAAGTTTGTTCTAATTGTTTAATAATTTTATTTTCAGGTACTAAACAAATATTACATAATGGTCTGTAAGAATCATAAAAAATAGTATATCCTTTTCTATTTTCTAAGACATTTTTAATTTCAGTTGTACCATCTGCATTAATTGCTTCAAATTTAACTTTAATTTTTATTAAAGAAGGGTCTTGATTAAAAGCACCTGCAAATTTTACAAAATGTTCGATATCGTAATAATAAGTTAATACTTCTTCTGCTTTTGGAATGTGATTTTTAGAACTTAATCTATTAAATTCAGCAATAATTTCTTCAAGCTTAGATGCTAAAAAACCTAAAATTAACGGATGTTTAATAACTTTAACAGTACCATTACTGTCTTTAAAATAAAGTTTAAACTTTGCTTTTTTTGCCATTACGCTTTAATTTTTCTTGTTTTAAATGATGTTTGAGAAGCAGTTGATGTTTTACCACTAAACATACTTTTAGTACTATATACTTTTACACCAAAATTATGATTATTACTAACAAAAACTTTATTATTTGGATAATATTGCTGAGCAAATTTATCTACATCGAAATATTCAACAACTTTCTTTTCTTTTGGTATTTTTTTATTTTTTATTTTAACTTCTTTTTCTTTTTTCATATTATTTTTTTACAATTAATCTAAAAATACATGATTTAGCTTTTTCATTATACATTTTAACTGCATTATTATAACATTCTTTTTGCTCTTCACTGGCAAGAGGAGCAAGAGAAGAATATTGTCTATCTTCACAAGGTATTACTTTAATAAAAATAGCATAATTTTCAATAAAATCACACAAATCAGATAAATCTAATTTATCTAATTGTTCAATTGTTAAAATATTCATGATTTTAAATTTTTTAAAAATAATTTTGCTTTATAATAAGGGTCATTGAATAAAGCCATCTTATCTCCAATTGAATTAGATTCGCAATACTTATTAAAATTATTTAATATTGTAATAAGTTCTTCATTTTGTTTTTCAAATAACTCAATTACTTTAGTTGTAGCTTGTTCTATATCTGTTTTACCAGCTACAAAATGAGTATTGATTATTTTTGTTATTTCTTCTTTCATTTTAGCAATATTTAGCTGCAATTTTATAATAAATTAATAATTCTATTTCAGAACAATCATATTCTATTACCCCTCTTAAACCAGAAATAGATAATTTTACATTTATAGCTTTTTTACCTATTATTTTATTAACACCTGCAGCAACTCTTTTATAGAAATTAAAATGTTCTTTATTAAAGTGAGTTAGAAACTTCATCTTCTAATGTATTTTCAAATGTTATTAAATATTGTTCAACTTTTGCAATCCATTTAGATACTTTTACAGAAGGCATTTCAGCTACAACTTTTTTAGTACTTGGATAAATAAATAATTTTCTTTCATTGGTATAAACAATTATACAACCATTTTTTTCTTCAAAACATTCTTTATATTGAAAATTTTGATAACCAATTATTTTTTTAATTTCAGCTAATACTGAAATAGGTAATAGTGAAATATCTCCTTTAGTAAAGGATGAAGATGTTTTATTATATGTTTGCATCTTTTACAATTTGAAATTTTTCGATACATTTATTATAAGTTTCAATTGCACTTACCAAGTGTATGCCTTCATATTCATTTTTTCCATGTTCGCTACTGCCAAATTTCTTATCAAATACTTTTACAGTATAATCTTTAAAAGAACCAGCAGCATAAGGATTATAAAATAATTGTACTAAATAATCACTATTTTGTCCTTCTCCTAAAAGAATAGGTAATTTTAACTTCCTTTCAATATCTGCTTGGCTAAGCAAAGCTAAATTTTGCATAATTTTAATTTTACATTTCTTCAATAATTGAACTAACATCTACTAATTTCCATTTATAACAATCACTTGTATCTTCATCAATTACAAATAATTGATTATTATTATTGACAAAAGTAGATATAAATAACTTTCTTTTTAAATTATCCCAATGAATTTCTTTTTGTTTTCTAAATATAAAGATTTTTTTATCTTTAATATTTCTTGAAATTGCATGATGCATTAATGAATTAAATAAATTACCACTTCCCATACTAAAAAGTGAATTAACTAAAGCAGTATCAGCATAAATTTCATCACTTTCTTCAATACTATCTAATACACTATATATATCATAAACACTTTCACTATCAAATATTTTATCAAACTTCCAATCATCATCTTTAATGTTAAAACATTTTGCTAATGATTTTAAATGCTTATCATCTACTTCTTCTAATTCAATAAATAAACGACGAGTATTATCATTTAATAATGGATTATTTTTCCATTTTTCAAATAAAATAAAACCATCTTCTAAAGCTTCTTTTTCAGTATCAAATCCTACTTCGGAAGTATATTGAATACCTTTACAATCTCCTTCATAACCAATCCATTTACCAGTTTTTTCATTTATCAAACAAGCAGTCCAATAAATGTCACTTTTAAGATTCCAATCCCAAATATCTGATTCGATATTAAAACCTTGTCTATTACCAATCATAGAGTGTATAATTACACCATATTTATCTCTAATTTCAAATGCTTTTTTATACAATTCAAGCAATTCTATATATTGATTATTCATAAATAATAAAATTAAAAAAGTGAATTATATTGTTCTATATACCAAGAAGGTATTTCTTTATCTTCATTAGTTAAAACATAAAATATTACTTTATCACAAAGTTCATTATATGTTACCATTAATTTATCATCAAAATAAGTTGTACCATGAGAACCAGCTATTAAAATAATTTCTCTAACTGCATTAATAGTACTTTCTATATATGGTACAGTTTTTTCAATTAAATCTATAAAAATTTGATAATGAGGAGTAACTAAAGTATCTTCGATATATTCTTCTTCCTCTTCTTCAAGACCACTACCACCGCAATTAGTACATTCTTCTTCATCAATTATTCCATCACCATTACAATTGGAGCAAGTAACATCATAGGTATGATATTTAATTTTTTCTTCACAAGCATTACAATTACCATTATTGCAATATTCATAAAATAATCTGGAAATACTTCTTATTAATTCGCCATTAAGTGTTTTAGCTATTCCTTGATTAGGAACATTTAATTGATAAAGATATTCATATTCACTTTGGTAAGCACCTGTTTTATTCCAATAACTATTACCTATAGTTGTTAATTTGATAGTTGACATTTTTTACAATTTTTAAACTTTTACAATTTTAAATTAAGTTTATACATTTGTAACCCTTAATTCTCTAACAAAGGTACGAAAAAATCTCCGAAGAAAAAACTTGGAGATTTAAAAATTTTTCTATATTTGTAATAATAATTTTAATACAAATATATTTATTTTTTAAAAAGTTTTATATCATTTATTACATCTTTAGTAAAATAACCACTATCTTTTATTTTATTATTTTTACTATCATGATAAGCAATTGAAGCTAATTTATCAGCAATATTATTATTTTCATTCCCATCATGTCCTCTCGTCCAAGATATATTTAAATTTGTAAAATATTGAATTTGGTTATACAATATATCTATTATATCTTTATTTTTATAATCTATTCTATATTCAATATATGTACCATTTTTAATATTAATTCCTTTTTTAGTACAATTAACTGCATATTCAGAATCTGATATAATATTAATTTGTACATTTGGGTTATTAATTAATTTTAAAGCAAATAAAACTGCTAACAATTCCATACGATTAATAGTAGTATCATAAAAACCTTTATAAAATGATTGTTGTAAAATTACTTTATCATTTTCTTTTATTAATAAATTTATACCAATACCTCCTTCTCTTGTTTTGTGCCAACAACTTCCATCTGTATAAATATATATAACCATTTATTGTGTATTTTATTTATTTCCTAATTAACCAATCCTAAGCATGGGAATTTCCATTAAGATAATGAAAATGATTTTAAACAAATTATTTCAGTCATCAAAGGCATATTACCTCTTTTACTAATTCTTTTAGTAATACTAATTAAACCCATTGAAACTAATTCATGTTCAATTTCATAACCTTTTTTAGCAGAAATATAACCTAATAAATTAGATATTCCTTGGCAAGATAGAGAGCAAAAGGTATTAATCGGTTTATCCTGTTCAGTTTTTTGAATCGATACCTGTTTAATTAACTTTCTAACTAACCAATTTTGTCTAAATAAATTAAGTTTAATTTCAAAAAATGCTATTATAAGTTCAAACTGCGCTATTTGCTTTGCGCTAATACAAAATATTTTTTTCTTTTTAGGAGAAATGCCAAAATAATTAAATAAATTTTTATAGGAAATTAAATAATATCCATCTTTACATTTTTTTAACCAACCTAATTTAGTTAGTTTTTGAAACATTTTATAAATGTAAGATTGAGAAAAATTAGATACTTTTATTTTTGCATTTTTAAAAAATCCTTGTATGTTTTTATTTTTTAATAAGTAATAAAATTTAAGTTCATATAATAATTCCTTTAGATTTGCTTCTTTAAACAAACCTTCAACAATTTTTAATTGAGTTAATGGTGAATTATTAAATTTACTTATTTTTTTCTTCATATTAGTATAAGGGTTGTATAGGCTACTATACAAATCAATGAAACTGCAGCGAAGGTGCCGAAAAAATCAATAGAAATAACTACGGCGGTCTAGAGGGTCGTAGTGGCAACACATGCAACTAAAAGATTTTCGGCGCAACTTTCTAAGGAATCCATATTTGCCATGGAGTAGCTTCATGAAATTTTCTTTTTTCCTTAGGTAAATTTTCTACATGAGCATTAACTGTACTAGTTAATGAAGTAGCATTATCAGTTTGTACTGAATCTAAAAATTTAGTTATATTTTTGCCTTCAAGATATATATGTTTTGATTGAAGTGTAGGTTCATTAAAAGTTGAAAATACATACCATTCATTACCTATATTAGCAATTTTAACACCTCCTATTGAAGCAAGAGTAGATGCTTTTTGTTCTAATGTGTAACTCATAAATTAAAACCTCCTTTACTATTAAATTTAACATCATTTAAATTTGCAAATCTATCTGAATGTTTTTTACTACGTTTAGCTAATGATGATTGTTTTTCAGTTAGTGACATACTACTAAATACACCAATATTACCTGTAAATCCTTCTACCTCTCTTTCAATTGGTATTAAAATATTTTTTTTAGATTTACAAGTACATTTTAAAGGCAAACCACTTTTTTTATCACAATGTACTAATTCACCATCTACAACTTTAGTTTTGTAAGATGGTATAAAATGAGTCTTGCCACAAGAACATTGAAAATTATCCATTAATATATTTTAAATAATTATCTATTATTACTTCTATTTTCAAAAATTTTGTATAAGGTATTATTAATAATCTTATATTTAGTTGTTTTAAAAAATTTCTTTTTTCTTTATCAATTATTTTATTTTCAAATAAAGATTTAGAAAAGAAGTTATTTTCTAAATAATGTTGTTCACCTTGATATTCAATACAAAAATTTAATGAAGGTATATAAAAATCAAACCAAAATTTATTATCAAATGTTTTTTCTTGTTTAAAAGAAATATCTTTACTTAATAAATATTTTAATATTTTATTTTCTCCTAATGAAATTGAACAGTTAGGACAACCTTGTCCTAATAAATGAGCATTTGGTCTTTGTTCAAAAGAACCATGTTTTAAACAAATTATTTCTACTTTATTTCTTACTCCATTATAAATAACTTTAGAATAATTATATTTATTATCATGTATTAAATTTGCTTTTATTAAAAATTGATTTGAATAGAAACTATTATCTTCACCTTTAATTAAACCTAAATTTATTTTAGATTGTTGTTTTTGTTTATTTCTACAAATTTTACATACATTTCTAAATTTTAAAATATTATCATTACCTCTATAATAAGGAAAATTATCTTCATTTGATTCTTTTTCTATATTACAAATAATACAAATTTTATTTTCTATAATCCCAATATTTTCCTGTATTGTTTCCATCCTCCTAAAAAATTACCACTTATTTCATTTATATTAGATGATTGTGCTACATGTTCAAATGGAGAAGCATGTCCACTTTTTAAAAGTCTATCATGAAGTTTAATATCATTTTCATAATTAGGTTCTTTACCTTCTTCACCTACAACTGTATAAGATACTCTTGCACACATAGCAATTGCTATTTGAATTTTCATATTCCAAAACTTACTACTCCATTCAGGTTGAGGTAATCCTTCACCATATTTACTAGCCATTAAAGAATATAATTTAGGTTCTTTAATACTATCACCAAATGGAATATGCCATTCACCTGCTTTAAGTTTTTTAGGAGTAGATTCATTAAGAGCATCATACATAGCTTCTGCAAGAGCCATCATGTGAATTTCTGCTTGACCTTTATTTAAAAATAACCATTCTTCATTAGTTGGTTTTGTAAATCCTTTAGAAAAAGATACAGTAGCTTGACCTTCATCTAATTTATCTATTCTATCTGATTCAATTTTACGATGCTTAATCCAATCTTTTTTACTTTTATGAATTGAATTATCTGTATTACACCAATATTGAGGACATCTTAAATGAAAGAAATTTTCCCATTCTGTAGCTGTTACAATTACTGTATGCCACATAAAAGGTTCTAATAAACGATTACAAAGTTGTTTAGTTACTCCTAAACAATATAATAATAATACACACTCAAGTACTTTATTTCTTATTAATAACCAAAATTCATTTAATGTATAACTACCTCTAAAGTTTAAGAAAATATTATTATAAAAAGTTAATACTTCATCACTTATTTCTTCTTCTGTATTATCTTCTGTATTAATATACATTTTTCTCAATCTCTGAAACATAATTTCAGATAAATCGATAATAGAAAATTTTTCCTCATTATCGTAGTATTCAAATCCTTGCATACCGGTATGTTCTTTTTGCCAAGCAATTGGTACGAAAGGATTATCTAATATCATTTTAATCATTTTTTTAGTAGGTATTGCTCTACTACTTGCACTATTTTTACTCAACATTCTATGAGTATTTAATTCTGCAAGAATAATTCTAGGAAATGTAACTACCATGGTAGTTATACGATTATCGAACTCATTTTTACTATCTGCAATTACTTTGGCTTGTATCATTTTAATTAATTTTATAATCTATAAAAATATAATTTAATTTTTTAAATCTTTCTTCAATTGAACCTGTAAGAATAAAAGGAGTAATACCTGAATCACTCATTATTTTTACAATTGCAGTATCTGTTTCAAGTTGTACTTCTCTATTAGTACCTCTAACTTTATCATCATTTTCTACCATTTCAAACTCAACAGGTATATATATAAAATAACAATATTGTTTACAAATCTCAATCTCTTTTAAATTGAGTGATTCTAAAAATAAACCTTTACTTAATACACGAGAATATGCTAAATTACATATAGGAGAACGTGAATAAATTGTAGGTATAGTTTTAGTTCCTTGTTGATATGAAAATAAATCTTCAAGTACTGTTAATGTTCTACTTTGAACAATTACAGCTTGAGATTCATCTGTTAAAATTTGGTCATAAGAACCTTCTTTTTTAGGTAGATAAGGTCTAGCAGATATTTCTTTTGCATCTACAGTAAAATTTTCTCTTAAATAATTAATTAATGTTGATTTACCAACTCCTGATGCACCTACAAAGAAAAAAATCTTTTTTGGAAAATTCATAATTATTTTTTATTAATGCAAAGATAGTAAGAAAGTTTTAAATTTCCAAATTTTACTTTATTTTAATTAACTTACTAAATTTAGTTGATGATTGTATTTTAATGAAACATTCATCTATATGTTCATGTTTCATTCTATGTAAAAATGAAATTTGTTGTTGTTCAGATAAAATTTGACTTTTATCATTAATAGGTATATTAAACTCTTTATGTATTGGTTCAATATAATTTAAATAGTATTTTACATTATAATACCATTGTTCAATTTGTTCACCCATAAATTATCCTTTTACTTCTTTATAATTTCCCCATTCATCTACTCTAATTGGAAAATGATGATGTGGTTCTATATGATACATAGCAACAGCTAAACAAGACCAAAAATGTGTACCAAAATAAATTTTATCTGTTAATTCATTATAAATATTATGTGGATTTTTTTTAGTACTTGGTTCTCCAAATCGATTTACTAATGCCATTCTTACATTTGGGTCCTTTGCTCTAGTTGTATAACATAAATGAACTTTAATATCTAATCTTGAATATAAATTAGCTACAATACCAAATTTATCATATATTGCTTGATAAATTCTTCCATTTTGAAATACAGTTTGAAATGTTGTATCTCCAACTGGCATTCCCATAGATATTATTTTTTCAATTGCTACTTCATCAAAACAACTATGTAGAATTTCATTTAAAAATTCATTATTTGGTAAAATATTTTTTTGTACTACTCTTTTTTCTATATTACAAAAAATAATATATGCACTTTGAATATTTCCTGCATCAATTGATAATACTCTCATTTAAATATTTTATTGCCGAATTTAATAAATTTATATCATCTTTAAAAAAACCTAATCCTTTATTACAAGTATCACATAAAATACCTCTTATATTTTTAGTTTTATGACAATGGTCAATCACTCCAAAATGACTTTCTCTTTTATCACCATTAGTAAAATCAAAAATAAACATTTTGACTTCATTTAAACAAATTAAGCATTTATTATTTTGAAGAGTTAAAATATTTTGTAATTGTTCAAAAGTTATACCATATTTACTTAAATAATTTTGTTTTTTATCACATAATTTACAAATTATTCTTTTACCTCCAATCATAGTAGAATCTGTATAAAAATCATTATTTAGATTCTTTATCTCTGTACAATGTTTGCATCTTCTTTTATTTTCTGAAAATAAAATACTATTTTCTTGTACAAATTCTCTATAAGTAAGTAATATAATTTTACCTTCTTCTGTTTTACTAGAAAAATGATTATCTTTTAATCTTTGTTTAACACAATTTTTACATTGATTTCCTGAATTTTGTAAAGATAATTCTTGATTAGACCATCTTTTATAAAAATTATCTTCATTTAATTCTAAATCACATTTACATTCACTACAAATTTTAGTCATTTTGATGAATTTATACAAAGATAAATAAAATTTAGGAATTTTTCATCAAATTAAATTTCTATTTTTTGCTTCAACTTGTGTAATTATTGTAGTATTATCATTTTCTTTAACACAATATAATGTATCAACATTCATTATATCATTATTTGTAAAAGTAACTATTTCAATTGTAGAATGTATTTCTTTTAAAGCCTGACCTAAAAGATTAACCCCAACATTATCAAGACTTTCAATAATTTCGTCTAATGATAAATAATCTAAACCACCATTTTGTGTAGATAAATTTATTAAAGTTTGAAATGCTTTTATATTTGCTAATTTAGTTCTAACTTTTTCACCGGAACTAAACCTTTGATAATTTGCTGCAATTATTCCATTTCGTACTACTTGAACTGAAATTTCTTCCCTTGTATCTTTACCATTTGCTAATGTTCTTTCACCTTCAATTAATACAGATAAATTTGTACCAAATTCACGTAAATAAAAATTAGTATAACCTTCAATACTTTTTATAGCTTTATTACTTAAAAATGTATTAAATCTTTTAAATAATTCAATCCATTCTATTTTGGTATTAATAGTTTTTTGCAAATCTAATATTATATCTGCATTTTCTTGAATTATTTTTTCATTAGCTAATATTTTATCAAGATATTCATTTTTTTCTTTACCATCTTCATCAGAATTATACTTTTTCTTCTCAATTGAAATAATATTTTGTTTATGTATTTCAATTTGATTATTTTTAGATTGAATTAATAATTCAATATTATTAGAATTTAATTTTTTAGTATTTAATTTTTGATAATAATTATTTAAATTAGTTTCTAATTCAGTTAAATTAGTTTCTAATTTATTTTTATCAGCTTTTTCTTTTTTTAAATTATTTTCAAGTAATAGAATTTTTTCACTAAATTCTTTTTTATTTTTATCTGTTAAAGTTATATCATTTTCAATAACTTTAATTTCATTAGTAATACTTTCTATTTTTAATTGTAAATCAATTTTCTTTTTACGTACTAAAGATACATCTTCATTTGAATCTTTAAATGAAAATTCATGATTACATTTAGGACATTTAATAAAATCATTTAATTTTAATAAAATTTCATTAAGTTCCTTACTATGTTCACGATTAGCTTTTAAATTATTTTCTTTAACTTTTTCAATATTAGTAATTAAAATTTCTACTTGTTTTTTATCTTTTTCTACATTATCTATATCTTCTTGTTTTATAGAAAAAACAAAAGAATCTATTAATGATTTTTGACTAATAATTTCTCTTTGAGTTAAAATTACTAATTGATTTAACTCTTCAATTTCATTATTAATTGGGATTAATTTATTTTTTTCTAATTGTATATCTTTATTTAATTGATATATTCCATCATCTTCTATTTTTAAATCCTTTCTTTTTTCTTCATCAGGATTGTATTTTTCAATTTTATCAATTTCTTCTCTATAAACTTCATTTTTAGAAGTTAAGTTAGATATTTCTAATTGATAAGAATTGATTTTATCTTTTTCAATTTGAGTATCTTTTTCAATAATTTTATCTATACCATTTAAAACATTACTACGACTAAAACGAGATATAATTTTCTTTTGTTCAGTATCTCCACAATCAAAAAAACTTTTATATTTATCTTTTTGAACAATATAAAAGTTCATTAAATCTTCATTAGATATTTCTATCTTTGAAAATAAATATTTTGCACATTCTTCCAATCCAGTTGTAAATGCTCTTTCAATTTTATCATTATTTTTAATTTGGCATTTTTGACCTGAATCTTTAATAATACGAGTTATTTCTAATGTTTCTTTTAAAAATTCATTTGTTAAAGTAAATATTATTTCACCTTGTTCAAATCCATCTTTAATAAGTTCTTTTAAACTTAATTTTCTAAAACAACTACCTGTTAAGGCAATAAAAGCACATTCAGGTATAAATGATTTACCTGAACCATTATTCTTTTGTCCTACATCATCTAAATTTATACCCTGCAGGAAGCGAATGCTTCCTACATTATATAAATAATCTATATTTGAATAAGGACCAACACCTTTAATTACAATCTTTTGTGGTTTCCACATATTACTTTACAATTTATGAATGTTTAACATCAGTTATTCTACCTTCATTAGATATAGTTAATACTACAGTTTGTTTTAAATCTATATTTTCTTCACCACCATATTCAATAACTATTTCAGGTTTAAATTCTTCTTTCTTTAAAAACCTTTGATATATTTTAGCTTCCATATCTTTTACTTTTTTAGCAGCTATTTTATCAAGTGGTTTTATTCTAGAAGCTTCATTTGAAAAATATAAAGATTCAATATGTAATGATTTACCTGAATAAAGATTAGCATATTTCATCATTTCTTCAAATGCTACATTTTTATCATTATATTTTTTATGTAATTCAATTAAAGAATTATTACACTCTTCTTCTGTTAATTCTTTTAATTCAACTTTTAACCTTTGCTCAACTTCATATTTTAAATCTGCAAAATCATCAGTTTTAAATGCTTCAAGTGCTTTTGGTTCAGAAGTACCTATAGGTCCACTCCATAATGGTGTTTCAAACCCTGTTAATATACCTTGACCTGTTTTAATAAGTACTTTTAATTTTAATGCTGCTTCAATTATTTCATATTCTCTTGAAATACCAACACCATAAATAACTACAAATTCAGCTTCTCTAAAAGGTGGTGCAACTTTATTTTTAATAACTGTTGCTCTTACTTTATTACCAATATATTCTTTATTTTCACCTCCTTCAATCTTCTCAATTATTTTAAACATTACTCTTTGTGATGCATAAAATTTCATTGCATTACCAACACCAATAACTCTAGGGTCTCCATACATAACACCTATTTTTTCTCTCATTTGAGAAATATAAAATATAGTTGGTTCAATAGGTAATTTCATTAAAGGTGTCATTTGCCTACAATGTTGAGATAATAATCTTGCAGCTAAACCAACTTTTAAATCTCCTGCTTCACCTTCCATTTCAGTCTCAGGTGCAAGTGCATTTGTACTATCTAATACACCAACTTCAATTTCACCTGTACCAATTAATATTCTTAAAGATTCTAATGCTTGTTCAGCAGTATCAGGTTGAACTAATATTAATTTATTAGTATCTCCTCCTAATTCTCTAAAATATTTTAATGAAAAAGCATGTTCTGCATCTATAAAAGCAGCAGTTCCTCCTCTTTTTTGTACAGCAATAATTGCTAAAATGGCTAGTGTGGTTTTACCACTACTTTCAGGACCTGATAATTCAATAAATCTTGATTTTACCCATCCATTGCCTAAAGCTATATCTAATCCAATTGAACCACTTTTACAAAGACAATTATATTCATATTTATCTTTATCTTCTAAATCTACTAAAATCTCACTACTAATATTCTTTTGAATATGTGATAAAGCTGCTGTAATTTTACTTGAAAAATTTGCTGACATTTAGATTGTTTGTAATTGTTTATTTAAATATTGTTTACCTAGTTCAAATTTTTCTTTTTCTAATTGAAGTATAGTACTAAAATCATTAAATTCCGTTTTAATTGATTCAATATCAAATTTAACTACTAATTGATTATTAGAAGCAGCTATTAATGTTTCTTCAATATCTTTACGTTTTTTTTCAACTTTAATACCTACACTTTGATAAAATCCTACATCAATTGTATTAAGTTGTGATTTATTACCATAAAATACAAATCTAATTTTATCTTTAAAATTCGTATATTTATTTCTTAAATTTTGTACTTCTTCTAAAGAGTATGCATCTAATTCAATTGTAACTGTATGATATTCTATAAATTTTAAATTAAAATATTTTTCACTACCATTTTCATAAAATACCATAAATCCCTTATCATTATCTTCACCAAAATTTTCAGGATTTAATGAACCAATATATTGAATATTTAATTTTTTACTTTTGCAGTGATAATGACCAATATATACTTTTTTAAATGGTGCAAATAATTCAGGTACAACTGGATTAAGAACTTCTTTTTTACTATTATTTAAAAAAGTTCTAACCCCTATATGTGTAAATAAATAATGTTCAAATGTAGGATTTTCTTTTACAACCTCCAAAGCTTTATTTAAATAAGATAAATAGGTTGTTTCTTCTTCAAAGTATGGGATAAAATGATAATAATGATTTAAATTAAGATTTTTATAGTGATAATAATTATCAACTATTTTTGTATTTGGATGATATTGATATTCATCTAAATAACTTCTTTCACTACAATAGTCAGATTTACAATGATTACCTGCTATTATTAATATTGATTTGTAATATTTATTCAACATTAATAAAATTTCTGTAAAACCATTTAATACTTTTTGTGGTTGACCTTTTCTTGAATCAAAAATATCACCTAAAAGTAATAAATCTTCACACTTTAGTTCTTTTGATTTTTCACACATTTCTAATAAATATTGTTTTTTCTTATCAATATTATCAGCTGTTATATGAATATCAGTTGCTACTATATATAATGGTTTTGACATTATTTAAAATATGTTTAAAACTTGTTAATTTTTCTTTATGTGAAACATTAATAGCAATAAAATTAATATTTTTACTTAAAATAAACTGTTTTTTAAGTTCATCTAATTCTTTACTATATTTATGATTATCTTCATTTATTTCAATTATAAAATTATAGTCAGGTAAATAAAAATCAAAATATCTAAAATTACTATTGATAATACAATTAAAATTTTGTTCTCTTAAATATTTAATTTGATTTTTATCTAACCAAATTTTTAAAAATTCTTCAAATATTGGTTGTGATTTATAACAATGAGGACAATAATTAGTATTTTTAGATACACATGCTTTTGTTACAACTATTTCATTTTTACACCTTAAACAACACAATTCAATTTTTTGAGAATTATAAATTCTCATATATTCTTTTCTCTTCTCTGAATGTAGTAAATTATATGCATTAACGTATATTTTATTCTTTTCAGAATTTATAATATTACGTTCAATTTGTCCTTTATTTCTACATATAATACATTCATTTCTAAATCCATCTTTAGAATCACTTCTTTTATGAAAAAACTCTTCTGTTAATTCTTTAGGTAAATTACATTTTGTACAAATTTTAAACATAAATATAATATAACCAACCCTTTAATTAAAAGGGTTGGTTATAATTTTACAATTAAAAAATTATTGTTGAGATTGTTGAGGAGCATATTTATTTTGTAAATCTGCTAAAGTAGAACTAACTGGACTTGTAGGTTCAGGTTGTTTTTCTTCTACAATATTAGTGTTTACAACACTTTCTGGTGCTTGATTAGCAGCAGGAATAAGAATTGCACTTGTATCTTCAATTAAATCTTCAACAAGTTTGGTAACTTTATTTTTATTATTGCCATTAGCTTCTAATAAGGCATCAATAATATCACTACAAATTCTTTCTTTGTTATGTGATTCTCTTGGAGTTACATTAATTTTACCAACTTCTATGAATTTAAGCAAAAATGCTTTATCATATTTATCGTTAGATAATGCTGTTTCAAAAGTACCTGAACTTATAGCATCTAGATTATTTGGAGCAGCAGATGTTGAAGGAGAAGTTGTTGAAGTTTGTTGTGGAGCAACATCATTTGAAGAGTTTGTTGTTTCTTCCTCAGGAAAATAAGCAGCAATTTCAGCAATGATTTTTTGAAAATCTGAATAAGCAAAAAAGTTTAATTTTTTAGTTTCATCAAATCTTCTTAATCCTTCTAATTCTTGCAAAAAGTCTCTACGTTTGTAACAATTTTTAAACATTTCTTCTAAAGAAGCACAACTATTCCAAAGTTCAAGTTCATCATCTGTAATTGGCCAGTCTTTTTGCCAATATAGTACAGGAATATAAATTTTCTTTTTATCTTCATTTGTAGGGTCATAAGTAATACCTAATGCTTTACCTTTATCAATATGAGAAAAAACATCTGTTTGTATAGCTTGCCCACCACTTTCAGAAATACAAAATGCATCCATTGATTTTTTCAAACCATCTGAAAATTCTTGACGACCAAAAACTCTTTTTTCTCCTACAATATCAAGACAATAAGCAACCCATGAAATACCTAAATTAATACCTTCTTTCCAATCAGTAATAGGCATCATTTTTTTAGCAATATCAGTTTTACCTTGTTTACTTTTTGGGTCTCCTTCATATTCTTCTGTAAAGCATTTTTCAGCGAATTTTTTATATTCTTCTGATAATGATTTTGTAATACCACCATGAATACGAGAATTAAAAATTGGTTTTCTTTTAATTTCATAAATGTAGGTACCATTTTTTAAACCTAATTCAATTTCCTCAGGTTTAGCACCTCTTACTTCTTTTTTGTCGTCTTTTTTAACTACAACTTGAATAGGTAACCAGTGCACACCTTTACATGCAATCCAAGTTTTTGTACCTGGATGTGGTGGCATAATTCTTCTAATATTTAGACCTGATTTAAAGGCTAAATAATCAACACTTTTTTTTCTACCTACTAAGGCTTCATTTTCCTGTTGCTGTGCAACTAAATCTTCCGTTGTTACTTCCGGAATAATACTGCGGTCAAAAGTACCCATGATTTATATATTTAAAGATTAAAAAATACAGACTAAAATAGGCAAGTTGTAGAAACAACTCGCCTTACTAACTAACAATTGTAAAAACTATTCTTCTTCATCACTAGTGAAGTAATCAAATAAATATTGTTCAAGCTTCACTCTTTTATCGTGTTGCATTGTATTATTTTCATTTAACTCTTGAACAAAACCTTTATAAATTGTCCAATAGTTAACTTTTGTAGAACCTGCTTTATTTAAAGCCAATACATTTTCAACTACTTTATCTTTAAGTTTTAAAAACTTAACTTCATCAATTGCTTCTTCAACAGTAGCTTCTAATTCAGAAATATTAATATCATATTCTGTAAGCAATGCTATACTTTCAGAAACTGATGATTTATATTTCTCTACATAGTTAATAATTGTATCTAAAGTAGTAGTGATAATTTTTTCAGTATTACCTGTACAATGAGAAACAATATAATCTTCTGAAAGACCAAATAATACATTTTCACCATCTTTTTCTTTCAAACCTGGTGTAATACCATACAATACTTGTGAATTATAACTGTGCTGAATTGAAATAGATGGATTGTAAGTAATACCATCAACTTCTATTTCAGAACCTGTTAATACATAAGTAATAAAGAAAATTGCTGTATTATGTATTTTATAATACACTTGATAAGCTAAATTACTTGCTTTTAATTTTTCTTCAATAATTGGAAAAATAGTAGCATTTGGAATTAATGCATAACCTTTAGAACAAAAATTTACAGTTGTTTTATTAGCTTCTAATTGACCTTCAACTGGCAAATGCATAACAACTGCTGCTTCATTATAAGGCATAGCTAAAAAACCTGGCATTAAACTTATGGTATCAACTTTTTCAGTTGGAGCATAAAACTCGGCAGGTACAAGTGTTGAGAAATTTTTCATTTTTTACAATTTTATTTGTTTACAATTTATTCGTATCCTTAATTCTCTTGCGAAGGTACGAAGATTTTTCGAAATCTCCAAATTTTTCTTTTTTTTTAAAAAAAAGCAAGAGCAGTATATTAATTAACATACTGCTCTATAATTAAATAATTAGAAAAGATTTTAGCTTTGAGGATAAAAATCAATTTCAAATGTACAATTATCTAACATTACATCAGCAATTGCACCATCTGTAACTTGATATGTTTTAATAGTTAAAACATCTGTTGCTAAAACTTCAGCTGTAACAAGACCTGCTGTACAACCATTTGCAATTTTAATAGGTATTTTACTTGCTAATGCAGTAGTTAACAAACCAGTTCCTGTAATAGGTACTGTGTAAAAACCTGCTGATGTTCTTGTTGGAGTTCCAACTGTTGCACCAATTGTATTTAAAATTGCAGTTAATGTAGGTACAGCTGTACCTGTTTGTGATAATTTAAAAACTAATTTAGGAGGTAAACCTAAAGCTGATAAAGCAGTTTTTATATCTGCTGCACCATTAGTTTGTAAATCTACTGTAGTTGTATTGAAAGTATATTTTTTAATAACTTCCAAAAATTGTTGCCATTTAGTCATGATAGTTTTTTTTAATTTTATAAAGTAAAGGTATATAAAATTTAAAACTTTCCCAACTCATACAACATTACCCCATAAGAGATTTAGTTTTTTTAATCATAACACCATTTATTAAACCATCTATAAGTTCACTTTCTAATTCTCTTGGTGATAATTTTTCTGTTAATTTATTTAATTTTTCATCTTTACTTTTAGCTGACCAATAAAGACTATTCATTAAGTCTCTTTCTTTTTGAACATCTAAAAGTATATTTCTTATATTATCTGCATCTTTCTTTTTTTCTAATACAATTTCATCTTCTTTAGCTCTATTCTCACATTGAGCACCAGTTGGATTTTTTACACTACCTCCAGCTTCTGATTGAAAATAACTAAATGCTCTTCCATAAGCTTTTGCTAATTCATTTTTAACTTCATCTAATTTAGTTTCATACAAAAAATTTGTACGTCTTAAATCATCTTCTTTTTCAGCTAATATTAAACCAAATCTATTTAATATAACTGGAAATGTTAATACTTCTCCTAAAATATTAGTAGAATCAATTGACATTAAATCATCTACATTAATTTCATTTGCAAAATCACTATATTGCAAAATTACTACTACATTATTTTCTAAATGAATTACTTTTTGAGCCATTTTATAAAAATTTAGTTACTGAATTATTTTGTAAATGTATAATATTAGTTTGACTATAAGCATTAAATTGTACTACTCCTGTAAAAATAAATGGTTTTTCAACAGATTTAAGTATTTCTTCTTTTAAACTTGTCCATTCTGCATTCCAACAATATACTTGTATTTGTTCATTGTTACTATCTAAATCTAATACACCCCAAGGACCTTTTTGACTTGACCTTGTAGTAACTTTTTTTAAAATACCACCCATAGTTACCTTTTGTTTTACATTGCTTTCTCTTTGTAATTCATAGGAATCAATATAATTATTTACTAAATTACCAAAACCATTTTCCTCAGCTAATTTTCTATAATTAATATCACCTAAACCACTAAACTCCATTTGTTTCATTACCCAATACCATTCTTTATTTATAAGAGAATAATCTATAATTTTTTCATCTTGTGCATTACCTGAAACTGCATAAAATTTATCTAATATTATTTTCCTATCTAAAGGATTCATAATATTATACATATCATCAAATGCACCTGATAAAATCAAACAAATTACAATTCTTTTATTAATAAAAGCTTTAGGTAATCTTTTTGTAAATTCTTCAATTGAGAAAAATTTACCATTTTGTTCACGTTCTAATAATAAAACATCAAGACCTACTTCACCTAAAAATTTAACTCTTGATAAAGACCAATATATTTTAAATCTTTTAGGGTCAGCTTCAAAATTTAATGTACTATTATTAATATCAGGAGGTACAATTTTTAAATTAGTTGTTTTTTTAATTTCAGATAAAAATCTTCTTTCTGTTATTTGTCCTTCTTTATCATTTTTACAAAATTGAAATGCACTAGTCCAAAATTCAAGAGGATAATATACTTTCAACCATTGTGAAATATACCCCATCATTGCATAACAAGCAGCATGTGATTTATTAAAACCATATCCAGAAAATAATTCTAACTTATCCCATATTTTTTCAGCTTCTATTTGTTCACAACCTAATTTAACTGCATTATCAACAAATCTTTTTTTATAAGGTTCTAGTACTTTAATTAATTTTTTACCCATTCCCTTACGAATATCATCAACTTCAATTCCATTAAATCCACCTAATATACCACAAGCTTTCATTACTTGTTCTTGAAATATATACAAACCAAAAGTAGATTCTGTTACTTCCTTTAAATTAAAATCATAATCAGGTTGTTCTTTACCTTCTTTTACTTTAATATATTTGGTATGTGCTCCTGAACCAATTGGACCTGGTCTGTATAGAGCAACCATATTAATTAATTCTTCTATATTATATGGTTTAACTTCTTTACAAAATTTAGTTAATCCTATACTACCAAATTGAAAAACATCACCTGTTAATCCTTTTTGAAAAAAATCAATTACTTTAATATCATCAACTGGAAGATTATAAATATCAATTTTATTACCTGTATGTTTTTTGATTAATTTTAAAATCATGCCAAATTTATCAAGTTGAGCAATTCCAAGTATATCTTCTTTAAGATAACCTAATGCTTCAAGATATTCACCTTCCCACATAGAAATTAATACTTCGCCATCTTTTCTAAGAGGTATTTTATCAAATATATCTTCACCATCATTTGCATTTGGTAAAATAATAGTTGCACAAGGATGCACTTTAGGTGATTTTGGTTGGTCTAATAAAAGATATAAATTATTAGCTATACGTGGAAATTTTTTAATAAAATCTTTAACACCAGGTTTACCTTTTTTCTCCATATCTAATGCTAAAATAAATAATTCTTCTATTTCAGCATCTCTACCTTCTTTAGGATTTAAAGATGAAGTTATTACATTTACATAATTAAATTCAATTCCACTTATACGTCCTAAATCTTTAAGACCTGATTTTAATTTTAATGCATTAAAACTTCCAATACTACAAACAAAGTTTTTACCATACATTTGTTCTAAATATTGTTTTACTTCTTCACGTCTTTCACCTTCAAAATCTGTATCTATATCTGGTAATGATTTTCCTATACGACCAGCATTTAAAAATCTACTAAATAATAAATCATAAGGTAAAGGGTCTATTCTAGTAATATTTAATAAAAATGCAATTAAACTACCTGCAGCTGAACCTCTGCCAATACCTGTTAATATATCTTTTTCTTCTTCACACCATCTAATTACGTCCCAAAGAATTAAAAAATATTCTACAAATCCTCCTTTCATTATTACTTCTAATTCTTCATCAAGTCTTTGTAAATATTTAATATTATTTTCAATACCTTTAGCTTTCATTCCTTTATTAATTAAATAAAAGAATAAAGCATTATTATCTTTTGGATATTCACTAGATAAATGTGCAGTGCTAAATTTTGGTATAAAGAATTGTTTATTTAATTCTAATTTAAATTCACAATTATCTAATAAAGTTTTAGTATTTAATAATGAAGAAATAAATAAATCTTCTAATAATGATTTATTTTTAAACAAAGGGTCTAAATAAGCAATAATATCTTCTAATGATTGATAATATTGATTCTTACTATCGTTTTGAAATCTTCTATTACCAATTTTATTTAATATTTTTTTTACTTCAAAATCTTCTTCATCTATATAATAACTATCATTTAATAAAATTGGTTTTAATTTATTTCTATACAATTCAATATAATCTTTCATATTAGCAAGATGAATCATATCTATTCTATCACTTTCCCAAACAACACTATCAAATTGATAATAAACTTCATAAAAAGCAATATTAAAAACTTCTATACGTCTTTCATTTAAAGGTGCTCTATTACCAAAAATAAATATTAATCCTGATGAATTATCTAATAATTGTTGTTCAGTTATATATTTATTTTCATGTATATTTATTAAAGCACTAAGTTTTAAAATATGTTTCCATCCAATTTTATCTACAACAAATACTTTACACTCACATGAATCAGTTTCATCATCAAATTTACAATCAATGGTCATACCTATACAACCTTTAATTTTATTTTTTTCACATGCTTGTTGAAAAGCAACTACTCCTGCTAATGTATTTTTTTCACAAATACCTAAACCATATCCATTTATAAAATTACATTTTTTGCAATATTTTTCATAATCACCTGAACCATTTAAAATTTCATATTTACCTCTCAAACCTAAATGAGCAAATGGTAATGCATTAGATAAACTATTTTTAATAGATTTACCAACATATTTAAATAATTTTAACTTAGGTTTTTTCCATTGAATTTTATCTATATAAAACCATTTATTTCCAAATTCAAATAAATAAAAATCACAATCAAAATTCTTATCACTATCATCCAAAACTAATGAAAAATTATCATCAAATAATATATCCTCATTATTAGGAAATACTATTCTAAATAATTTTTCATCACATTTTAATGTAAAACTATCTATAAATTTTACATCTAAATTATTATTTTGAATCCATTGCTTTAATTCCATATTACTTAATTATATTAAAATTATCATCAAAAGATAATATTTCAATTTCTTTTTTATCTATACCTATTACTTTATTAGTACCTCGATTACCTATTTCTTCAATATTTATTACAATACCATTAGGAGTCGATAATTTAAAATCAGTATATTTAAATCCAGGTTTATTTGGTATAGATAAATTCAATTCTAATTCTTTTACAAGAGATATAAATACAGTTCTTCTTAAACGTATTTTTTTTATAGTAAAAAATACATGATTATTAATTAAATCATTTAATTTATTATAAATATCCATAATAAATTAATTTAATTGTTTTTTAATACTTTCAACATAACTTAAATTAACTACTGTTTCTTTTCTTAAAGAAAGAATATTAACAATATAATCTGGTCTAATAGAACCTTTTAAATAAGCTTTTACTTTATCAGATTTATACTTATAATCTCTGTCATTATAAAGTATATCTTTTGCAATTTCTAATTCTTCTGCTGTACGTCCTACTAATATTTCAGCAATTTTTTCTAATGCACTATCTTTTGATAATGATTCTTTTTCTTGAATAGCTATAAATAAAGAATTATCACCTTCAATCAAATTATTTATAAAATTAATTTCATCAGATGATAATATTTTACCTTTTAAAGTATTTAAATACTTATATTCAGTTTCAGTTAATTGATAATAAAGTTTTGAATTATTGAAATCCCAAGAAAAACCACCAAAATCAATTACTTCAAGTACATCTTCTAAAGATAATACTCTCTTTCTTTTACTTTCTGTAAAATGATGATTAGTTTTAAATGTATAAGTAAAAATTTGGCGAGTTATAGAATACCTTTTAATTGAACCAATTATTTTGGTTAATGAAGTTTCAAAATTATTTTCCATTTTTACAATATTTAATTTTACAATTAATACTGCAAAGGTACGAAAAATTTTTAAACTTTCCAAATTTCTTTACAATTTTATTTTTTGTTCAAAAACACCATTACCAATAGCATTTTCTAAGGTATTATATCCTGAATAAGAAACTGCAGAACGTAAACCATCCCATATTTCTCTTATCACATCATGTAAATCTTTAGTAGGAGGTGGTATTTTAACAGAAAAACTTTCATCAAAACCACTATTTGATACACCTTTAACTGGATTTGACATACCTACATATTCACCTGTACCATCAACATGCATTCTTGCTTCTCTACAATTAGTAAATAATTTTCCACCCATACAATAAGATGCTCCAGCTAAGAATGCTTTTGCATAATCACCTACATATTTAAAACCACCATCTGCAAGTATTAACTTTCTTTCATTATAAGCATAAGGGCAACATTCTAATAATTCAGAAATTGTTGCTCTATAAAATCCTGTTGTATAACGTGTAGAACATATAGATGAAGATGTACCTATACCTGTACGAATTATATCAACATCGCAATTAGATAAATATTCTACACCTTCTTTAGTATGTACAGAACCACAAATTACTTTTTCAAATCCTTTAGCTTTTAACTGATTAACACGTTCTTTTATTTGAGGTAAATAACCATTTGCAATATCTATAAAAGCTACTCTGTAATTTGTTAGAAACAATACATGATTTTCAAATCCAATATCTTCTTTCAAACCAACACCTATAAATATATTTTTTAAATTATATTTTTTACATAAATTTACATTTTCAAATTTATATTCATCCCTTGGAATATGAAGAGTAGGTTGCCAATTATGAGAAATACTTGCAACTGCTTTAATAAAAGCAGGTCCAATTATACTAGTCATAGCTGAAACAACTATACGATTACCTTCAATAGGTACTTCTTTTCTACTATCTACAACTCCTAATTGTGCTAATAAAGTAACATCATCATAACTTAATGATGATGTTTTAAGTAATACTGCCATATAATAAATTTATTTATTTTCTATCTTTTTCACCTTGATACTGACCATTATATAAATTTTCTGTAGGATAATTTTCAGATACTACAAATTGTGATATACGAGCACCAAATTCAATTGTAATTGGTAAAAAAACAAACATTGTAGAACCTGTTTTATCACATGAAAAACCAGGGTCAAACTTACCAGACTCTATCAAAGTACCACTTCTTTGCATAGAACTACGATTTTTTACTGTTGCATTATGACTAGCATCTAATTTACAACCTTGTTCATAAGTTAAACTATAAATACCAGGTAATAAATGCCATCCTTCTCTTTTACTACCATCAGGAAATACATATATATCAGTTTCAATCTCAATATATTCAGGAATAAAAGATTTATCTTTTCCAATAAAACTATTTCCTTGTATTTGAGTTACTCTACAAAGGGTTAAATCATAACCACATTGTTGTGCTTCACCTTTACCATTAGTTTGTAAAAGGTCTCTTTCTAATATTTTTTCTGATGATAATATCATTATAGTTAATTTTTTAATTAAAAAAGCAACAAGAATGCAATAAATACATTCTTGTTGCTTAAAATACAACAATAAATATTAATTAAAATATTCTGCTTTAAATTCTTCAAAATTTTCTTCAAATGTTCTATAATCAGATACAAGTTCTTCTCCAACTTGAATATCTTTTAAGGCTACAAGGTAATCACCTTCTTCACCAACATTTGGTTCTTCTGAATGGTTAATAAATCTTGTATTATCTCCATAAATAAGATAATACTTTTCTGTCCATGGATATTGACTATTTGCAAAATCTTTTTGCAATTTAGGCAATTTATTTACATTGGTTTCTGATACTTCTTTATCAATACCTTTTGTAAATTCCCAAATTTTAGTACCTGCAGGAATTAATTCATCTGCAAACAAACCAATTTTTTTCTTATGGTCTGCTGGAATAAGTGGAGATACGTCCAAACGTGTTGCTACTAGTAACATAATACATGTTTTTGTTAAGTTAAAAAAAATTATAATACCAAAAAATTTTTTATTTATCTATAAATTCAATTAAATAATCTAATCCACCTTCAATACAATCACCAACTTTAAGATTAGAATTAAATATTAAATCATAATCATCATATTTTTTAGGTTTTGGAACTATTAAAGTTACTTGCGAACCATATTGCATAGCACCAAGTATATCATTTTGTCCAATTAAATCCCCGTCTTGATGATGAGAAATTATAGCATTAACATCATAATCAGCTATATTTAATACAAAATAATTAATTTGAAATTTTGGATTATAAATTGATTGAAATGCTCTATAATTATTAAATAAATAATCAGCATTATTCATATTTACAATTCCTTTTAATAAGTCATTTTCCATACTTAACATAGGAAGATTTTGAGTTAAAATAGGAGGTAAATATTCTGTATTAATAATACCACCATAAGGTACACGAGTATAATGCACATGATACATCGTTAAAAATACTTCAACAACTAAAAATTTATCTTTAGAACGAAAACCATAATCTTCATCAGATAATCTTCCACCCATTGCATCATCTAAAGTATATGCTTCTCCCTTTATTTCACAAATACTATCTTTAAGCATTACTTCTTTCATTCCAATTATAATACCATCTGATGGTGCATAAAAATAATTGGAATTTATTTTTTGCGGTCTATTGGGATTGCGGTAAAAAAATTCTTCTGATAGATATTTTTTACCTTTACGTTTTGCAGGTTCAACTATTGTTCTTACGAAATGTTCTATTGAATAAGACATAATAAATTTAAATTTTAAACAACTAGCTATAAAACTGGTTGTAAGTTTTTCTTAAGTGCCAAGTAGGTTAAAAAAACACTAATCATGGCAGTTTCTTCTCTGCTATTGTAAATCTATTTTAAAAGAATTACGGTTTATTTCCAAAAATGAGCACGACATGTCCGCTCCCGCTTTCCAACCTTCTGACATATCAAAGTAAACAATTTCAAGACCTTCTTCTGATGCAATTTCTTCAATTAAATCACATTTACCTTTTTCAATTTCATATTCTTCGGTACCTGGTATTTCATAATCAAGTGAAGATGCAAATAATAATGAATTATACATTCTTATACAACTAGTACCACCATATTCAGCATATTGTAATGGTATATTATATAAATAAATACCGGTTTCTTCTTCAATTGTTTCAATATCTTTTTTACTAAAACATTCTTTACAACATAAAGCAGATAATTTAGTAATTGGCATAAAGCAGCAATCAAGATGATATAAATCATCATTAAGCATTTTTACTTTTATAATTTTAATGCCAAATTTTTCTTCCATCCAATCATAAGCTTCTTTTTCAGTTCTTACTCCATATCCACCAACCCAAACACCAGGTTTAATTTGTTTCATATCAGCAGAACCTTCAAATTTATAAGGGCATTCATGAACTTCATACCCCATAGATTTAAAGAAATTATAACCAACTGCAGTTTCTCCTGTTCTTGATTTAGCAGAAAAATTACTTGCTATAAATACTTTACCATCTTCAACATCATCAAGACAAACACCAATATTTGAACAATAAGTTAAATCAGGTAAATCTTCATTTGGATTTGGAATTAAATAAACTAAAGAGTTAGCAGCTAAATAACTATAAATATCTCCCCATTGTTGCAAATAAAGTCTTTTATCAACTTTTCTATCTTCATCAGATAGTGACCTCATATAATTATTTTCTACATTATTAGCATGAAATCCAAGAGGAGGAACCATTGCATATACTGGCATATCTAATTTGCCTAAACTAACTATAGGGTCGTCAAAAATAGCTGTCGTTAATATTGACTTTACTTTTCTTTGCATTTTATTAATATTTAATTTTCTTATACAAAAATAAAAACCTTTTTTAAAACTTCCAAATCTCTTTTAAATTATTTATAATTCCAATAAATATGCTGCAATTAAAGGAAATACAATACTAAAATCACTATTGATTAAAAATTTATCTGAATCAACACCTAATTTAGCCCATGTTATTTTTTCATTTAATGCACAACCACTAAAACCTCCTGCAGTTACAGACATATCCATTGTTACTACTGTCATATGTGACCAAACAGCACCATTTGGATGATTTAAATCTTTTACAACAAAAGGACTAATAGTTTGTGGAAAATCAGCTGATATACCACCACCTAAAGTTAACATAGCTAATTTTTGACCATTATTACAACATTCAATATACCAATTAGCCATTCTAACCATATATTCACTATCATGTTTAATTATCCAACTTTCAATATCTTCTTCCATTACAAGTTGAGCAAATACATTACCCATTGTACTATCACAATTTCCAGGTACACATAAAGGTAAATTTTTAAGTGCAGCTTGATATAACCAACTATCTTCTAATACTGCATCTTTATCTAAATTTTCTTGAATATAATTATTACTAAATAATTCATAAAAATATTCATGCCACATTTTACCTTTAGCTTTTCTACGCTCATACTCTCCAAACCAAACTTCATCAAGACCTTTATAAAGAATATCAATTACATGTTTTTCAGGTATAATTGTATCTGTAACACGATTAACATCATTATCAAGTATCTCTTGTTCTTGTTGAGGTGTTAAATCATTATATTTTAAATTAAATCCATAATGACTTTGTCCTAATAAACGAAAAACATCTTCTTCAATATTAGCACCTGTACATGAAATTGCATGTACTTTATCTTCTTTAATTAATTGGGCTAATAATTTACCACATTCACCTGTAGAAAATGCACCTGCTAATGTAATAATTAATTTACCACCACCATCTAAATGTTTTTTCAATGATTTTGCAGAAGCAACCATATTTGCACCATTAAAATGCAACATATATTTTTCTATAAAATTTGATATACTTTGTATTTTAGCTAAACCATTTTTTTCATTAATTATAATCATAAAATTTATTTTTAATATTTTGTAATTATATTACCAATTTGATGCAATAAACGACTTGCTACATTACCATCAAATTTATCATTTCCAATTTCAACTATATCAAAACCAATAAAGTTAAAACCCCATTCTTTTAATTTTTTAATTAAAAACAATACTTTATTAAAATCTAAACCACCTGGTACAGGTGTACCTGTATTGGAACAAAGAGAAGGAATTAAACCATCAACATCTAATGTTAAATAAATATTCTTACATTTATTTACATTAAATACAGAAGCTATTTTTTCAACAATATTATGTAAATACCCACCACCATTAAATGAATAATCAGCTTCTGCTATATATTCATCTAAAAATTTATAAATAGGTGTAGGTGAATATTTATTTGTAAATTCTTGTCTAGGAGTTATTGAAGTTAAATTATATTCATTTTTAGAAAAATCTCTAATACCAACTTGTACCAAAGATTTTACATTAATATTATTACTAAGAATATTTGCCATAATTGAAGCATGACTTTTTTCAAATCCTTCATATCCTCCTATTCTTAAATCACAATGAGCATCAATTTGTAAAATATTATAATTATCTTTATATTGTTCATCAATAGCAAATAAAGCACCTTCAATTATTGAATGGTCTCCTCCAATTATACAAGGTATTTTATTATTTTCTAATACATTTTCTGTAATTAAATTTGTAATAGTAAATATATTTGATTGCAATTGATTTACACTATTAATAATAAATTTTTTACGTTCTTTTATTTGGTCAGTTTCTTCAACTCCTTTAGAAGTTTCATCTACCATATCCCAATATAAATTAACACTTTTGCGTAAAGATGAATTAGCTTTAGCAATTTCATTAATAATTTCTCCTTTATTTAAAAAGAATTTAGCAGGTTCTTCAACTGAATTATGTTTCCTATTAAGGAAGTGATTATCAATTTGAACTGATTCTTTTATTAAAGAATTTGGACCTTTAGCCGTTCCTAAACCATAAGAACATGTTAAATCAAAATTAACAGGAGTTACAACAATTTCACTTTCTTCAAAAGAAAAATCAGTTAAAAATAATTTATTATTCATTATATTACAATTTATAACATTTACAATATTCTTGATACTTGCGACATTGGATATACACCAACTTCACCACTATTACTATGAATTTCTAATAATTCAGCTTCATAATTAGTAAATTTTATAGTACCTAAAAACATAGGTTCATTTTTTGGATAAACTCTAACTGATGTATTTGGATAATAATAAAATTTAATATCATTTGGTTTTAAAGTTAATTCAGTAGATTGATTTTTATAAATAAAATTAGGCAATCCTTGTTGATTATAAACTTCTTTATATAAGGCTATTTTTTCTTCATCATTATTGAAAATAGTTGGTAAAAAATTTTTAGTAGATAAATCAATTATTTTAATTTTTTTACCTTCCATTACTTTATTCCAATATGAAACATCTGAATCAGTAATATAAATTTTCTTTCTAATTTCTGCACAAATATACTCTAATTGTAATCTTTTTAAAAATTCAACTGGACTAATATTTCTATCTTTATAAGCCATACAATAATTAAAATTTAATTTTTTCAGTAAAAAAGTTTATTGGACTTTGTAATGTATTCATAACTTTATCTAATTCACTATTAATTAAATCACCTGGGTCTTTATTACTACCATCTGATTTTTTAAATGGTATAAAGCCTACTAATACATTATCGAAATTATCTTCAAGTCTAAAACTATATTCTTTTATTTCTTTAACTGCATCTGGGTCATAAAGTAAAATTACTGTTTCAATATTTTTACTTTTTAATAAAGCAATTTGAAAATCTGTAATTTTTTTACCAAATGAAGCTACACATTTAACAGTTTTTTGATTAAAAAGACCTAATAATTTATCAACATTTGCTTTACTTGTAACACCTTCAACTACAATAACAATTTTTGTATTTTCTTCTAATTCATCAAAACCAAATAAGATATTTGAAAAATCAGTATCAATACTATTTTGCCATCTTAAATACTTAGGTAATTCTTTTTGTTTACGAATAACATTTATTGCATCAATTTCTTCTTTTGATTTTTTACTTCTAGCTAACCAACCAACTTCATTTTTAAATTGATTACATACAAATATTATATAATCTTTATTTACAAATGGGTCAAAAGTACTTATTCCTATTGTATAAATTTCAAAATGTTGTTTAGTAAAATTTCTTGATTCTAAATAATCATTTTCAAAAATTCGTATAAATCCTAATGGTTTTTGTTTAATTGGAAGATTAAAATCAAATACTTTTGTTGAAATTATATTTTCATTTATACCTTCAATTTTATTATTAGTAGAAATAAAATCTTTATTACCTAATATTAAATCTTTTCTATCTACTTTTTCAAGTAATTTATACAAAGAACCATGTTCACCACACCTTTTACAAGTAAAACTACTTACTTCACCAAATATAATAGATAAATGTTCAGTTTTATTACAATAAGGACAATTATTATATGATAAAAACCATCCTTTATTACCACTTTTTTTTAATTTAAATTCTGTCTTTATTTCATCTTCTTTGAATCTCATACAAAAGTAATAAAAATTTTTTAAAAGTCCAAATAGAACTCTTAAAATTTTATATTATAAAATCACCTCTTTGGTATAAGGTGGTAAGAGTTTTAAATCTATCATAAAATTTCAAATGTTCTAAATCTTGATATATTTGAACAGTCCAACCTCTTTTAGATTTTCTTGCTTTATCACAAAAAATTCTTGCTCTACCTTCATCATATTCATCTGATGTTTGATTAAAGCTAAATAAAAATGAAAATTCATTCAATAATGCTTTATTAGCAGATAAATCATTTCTTGTTAATACACTATCAGCTGTATTTAATTTATCTATACTAACATCAGAAGCTTGTGTACAAGTTGCTAATCTAGTTTTATATTTTACACATAAATTTTTCAATCCTTTAGCTAGTGCTGTTCTTCTAGCTTTTTCACCTTGAATGGTATTTTTATCATATTTTCCTTTAATTTCTAAAGCTTCAAAATAATCTAAATCTATTTCATCTGGTGATTGACCATGTACTTTAATAAAACGTTGAATATCTTTTTCTAAATCATGTAAATAATACTCACCAAATTGTTCTACAGATGTATAAATAACATCACCTCCAATATTATTTAATAAATATTGTAAACTATTATTTATTTCATCTACAAATTTATCACTTAAATTACCTCTTTCAACATCAAATAAAGTTCTACCTGTTAAAACAGCATCATGACCTTCTTCATTATCTTGTTTTGAACCTTCAAGATTAACATATAATACTTTAAAACCTAATCTTGCATTATATTGAGAACGCCATCTTAAATAAGTTGTTTTACCATAACCAGAAGGAAAGATAAATAAATCCATATCAGTCTCAGGTAATCCACCAAAAGTTAAATCATCTATTTGGTCAATACCTCTATGTGTTTTTTTCCTTAATCCCAAATCTCCTGCTTCTATCTTTCTTAATTCTTGTCTTTGAACAAATCCACCAAATAATGATTCAAAAAAATTAGAACCTTTGGCTAAAGTGAAATTTTCAATTTTCTTTGATTTTTCTAATAGTTTTGTTCTTGCTTCATCTTTTTTATTTGTATTAAATAATGTAACAATTTCTTGCAAAGAATCAATTGTTATAATATTTATTAAAAACTCTTCAAATTGATTGATTAAATATTTTAAATCAGGTATAGATGCTTCTTTTACTTTTACAAGTAAATTTAATGCTTCTTCTTTTTTTAAATCAGTTAATCTTTGAGAAATATAACCAAAACTTGGACAATTATCATTTAAAATATAAAAATCTCTAATTTCCTTCCAAACATCTTTATATGGTTCAGAAGGTAAATAATGATACTCTAAATGATGATAAGCAATATCTAGTATTTCCTTATTTCTAAAACAAGTTTTTAATAATTCTAATAAAAAGTCTTTACTTAAATTCATCTTTAATACAAAGAATTAAATGCGTTATGAAAATATCCTTTTCTAAAATCTTCTGTTAATCTGATTACATTTTTAAAATAATAATCAGATAATTCTTCACTATGATTAATTTTTTCTAAATACATCTCAACTTCACTTCTACCTCCTAATACTATATCTTTAGATAAACTAAAACCATCATATTTGCCATTTTCAAAAATAACAGAAATTCCATTATCATATTGAGCATAACAAACTCCTATTGTACCAATAGGATTATATAAACATTCAACTTTTAATTTAAAAATATCTCCAACAATAAATTTATTTTCTACCATATTTAAATTTTTACAATTTTAACAGGTTTATTTTGTGCTTTAGCTTTTTCAATACTATCACGAGTACCTGGACTTTTACCATCCCAAAATGCAATTACTTGGTCACAATAATCTATTATTTGTGTATTTCTTTTAAAACCAGCTAAAGCATTATATTCTTTACCTTGTGCATTTGTTTTTTTAGAACATGGTAAAGACATATCACTCCAATCAGCTTTAAATATAGTTTTCTTAATTTTAGATTCATTAGCATATTCTTCTGCTAAAAAATCAGCACCTTGTGCACCACCTGATACTATTTCTGTAATATCAGTATGTTTAGTTGCTCTTAATACTCTTCTAAAATCATTAAGTGCTAAAAACAAACTATTTTTATTTTGAAATGTGCGACTACCTATAATTGCTACTTTCATTTCTTTATTTTTAGGTTTACGTTCTAAATTTTTAATTATAGACTTCTCCATTGCAATTTGGTATTGAGAAGATTGTCCTTTCATAAATTTACCTTTATGACCTGGTAATTTATATTTTTTACTTTCCATATAAATCTTTTATCACTAATAAATGATATTTAACTGCACTCAATTGTTTAAAAAAATCTGTAATAACAATAGCATCATTTTGAGAGTGAGATTCAATATTTAAAGAATCACTTCTACCACTACATATTACTTTAGGTACTTCTTCATCTTCTATAAATTCAATACAACAAAATCCTGCACTATATATAGTAGCTTTAGATTTTAAAAAACCTTCACCTACTTGAAGATGGGATACTTTGTCAGAAAATAAAATAGGACCACCATCAACAATAATGTATTTATAATATAACTTACTCATATTAATGAATTTATTTTTTTAACAATTGCAGGATTAACGAGTTCTTTATCACTTTTTCTTTTTAATAAAGTAATTCTATCATTATCTTTACCAAATTTAATATGTGAACCTACTTGATTTAGTTGAATATAACCAAGTTTTAAAAGTTTTTTAGTTGCTTCACCTACAGTCATAATTTTACTTTATTAATTTTATCACAATAAGTACAAATTATTTCTATTTGTGTATCACCTTTTTTAAAATTAATAGTTAATTTTTTTCTACACCCCCAACAAAGTATAAATTTATCTAATATATTCTTTAACATATTAATACTCTATTAATTCAATAATTTGTTCTTTTTTAATAGGTTGAGGACCATTATGTGCTTCAATCCAAATATCAACATTTGAATTATATTTTATAATTTTACCTATAAAATCGTTTGTTTTTACAGTACTACCTTTACGTATTTGAATTGATTTTAAAGCATCTGATTTTTTCTTATCATCAAGATACTTTTGTCCTTCACATACAGTTGTTGAGTCAACTTTAATATCATATTCGTTTGTAATTGGATTAAATAAACGAATATCATTTTCATTTTCTTGAAAATAAATAGCTTCAATGCCACAAGTAGAACATTTTACTTTAATATGATAACCTTCTAGATTTTGAAGTCCTACAGTTCTTACAAATTTACAATTCTTAGACATTTTTACAATTTTTTTATTACCGCAAAGGTACGAAGATTTTTCAAACTCTCCAAATTTTTCTTTATCTATGGCAGAATTAATTTGATTTAAAACAAAATTACCTCCTTGATTATAAGCTTTATATAATAGAGAAAACATTTTTGTTAAAAATTCAATTCTTTCATTATATGGAAATTTAAATAAATAATCTTTTAATTCTTGACAAACTTTTAAAAAATCAGCAATTTTATTTTTATCTTTAAAAGTTTGTACTAAAAGAGAATATAATCTTTCAGTAAATGATTCATTAAAAACCTCCCACCCTTGTATAATTTCTAAATCATAAGTATCTTGTAAATATTTACCAAATCTATCTTCTTTATCAAGTTTTTCATAAAAATTTTTATCTAGAGATATTTCAGCAATTATATTTTCTCTATCTGAAAGTGCTTGATATTCTATATAAATTTTCATTATTTATTAAAAGTATTTAAATACCTTAATACTGCTTGTTCTTTCATTTTTGCTTCTAAATCAATATCTACATCTAAATAAATATTAATTTCTTCTAAAATATAATTACTATGAGCAGTTATTTTTATAGCATTATCTTTATATTCTTCTCTCATTGAACTTGAGTAATGAAATAAAGGTTTAACATTTTTCCAAGTCATATAACATAATTTAAAAGCAGACATTTCATTTAATTTGCCTGGATTTAATTTATTATGATAATAATCAAATGTTATAGGAATTTGTATTTTACGCCAAATCATATTGTATAAATCTTCCGGAGTAAACTCTGTAGGATGGTCGTCATTTTCAACTACAAATCTTTTCTTTGCTCCTTCGGATAAATATAATTCATAAGCAATACAAAATCTAAGAGCAGCTTTTTCTTTACCACCTTTTGTAGTACCTACATGTATATTAATGGGATACTTATGAGATTGTTCTAATCCCATTAAATCAAATAATTGACTATGAAAATTAATATCTTTTGCAGCTTTCAAAGCAATTTTTTCTCTATCTGAACCTAAAACACAAAAATGGTCAGGATGAAAAGATACACGAATATCATGTATTTGAATAAATTTACCTATAAATATTAATTGTTCTTTTATACAATTATAATTAGGTAAATCTTCTATATTATATTGACTAGACCAAGGAAATATAGTTGAACTTAAACGAAAACATTTTATATTATTTTCATTATTCCAACTTAAAATTTTTACTAAATCAGTTAAATTAGCTAAAGCTAATTCACCGCATAATTTTAAACCTTCTTTTTCAAAACGGTCTTTACGTATAGTACGATTTGTAGTTATTCCTTGCTTTTGCAATTCTGTATTAATACAACAATATGAAAACATGTTACAATTTTATTTATACAAAGATATGAAAAATTTTTAAATTAACCAAATTTTATTTTATAATATACTTTTAGAACCAAAATCATTATTATTTATAACTAAATGTTCATCTATATTATTATCATCTTCCATCATAGTACCAGTTACATCTTCTGTATTATAATCAACTTTTTTCTTCTTTTGAAATTCAAAATCAGTAACAAAACCTAAATATTGTTTTGCTCTTGTATAAGCTACATATATTAAATTTTGCTCTTGTTCTTTTTGCCATTGTTTTTTAGCACGTTTAGATGGCATAAGTTCCGGACATATAATATAAACATTATTTGATTCTAAACCTTTTGCTTTATGTACAGTTGAAAATATTATACCTTCTTTTTCATCAGCAAAAATACTTGCTATACAATTACTAACATCTTGAACAGATTTAATATTAACACCACTATTAATTATAGTATTAATAACTAATCTTTTTTCATAAAATAAAAAATATGCATTTTCAGCTTTAATATCTTCATCACTAAGGTATGGAAATTTCTTTTTTAACTTATCAAATATTTTAAATAATTCATCAGTTAATTTACTTTTTAATTCTTCAATAGTATCAGCTTTTGATTTTTTAATAATATTTAATAAATTTGTACCTATATCACCACCTTTAACATAAGCTTTTCTACCTTCACGAATAAATTGCAAACATAATTTAACTAATGGAGCAGTATTTCTACAAAGTACAAAATCACCTTGCTTAATATTTCTATATGAAGCTGTAAAATCAATTAAACCTTCTATAGCACCATCATGTGCTTGAATATTTGGTACTAAACTTTGAGCAAGTTTAATAATAGATTTAGCACAACGATAATTTACAGAAAGAGGTAAAACAAGTGTATTTGGTTTATTGCAAAGTGTTTCAAAACTTTCAGAATCAGCACCTGCAAAACCATAAATTGCTTGTCTTTTATCACCTACAGCTACAAATCTTCCACCTGGCAATAATGATTTTTCAATCATTAATTGTTGAGCAAGACTCAAATCTTGACATTCATCAACAAAAAAATGATTATATTTATTCAACTTAACTCTTGGGTCAGTTGCTGCAATATAAATCATATCTGTAAAATCAAAATTCTTTTTATCTTGATTAGATATTCTTAACACTTCTAATGCTCTTTTACATTCACCATTTGTTAATTCAATATCATGTCTTTCAGCAATAGCTTCTAAAGCTACTTCTGTATCAGCTAAACTTAATCTAGCTAAATCAACTATTTTTTTAATTTTTTGTAAATAATCAGCACCTAATTGTACACCATCTGATGCAGACCATGATGGTAAAAAATTATAACAAATATCTCCAATTTTGTTATTTTTAACAACAGGTTTAAGATAAGTTCTAATAATTGCTTTCCAACCAAAACTATGCATAGTTCCAATCTCAACATTTGGTTTTGAGATTTTTTCTTTTAATTCATCAGCAATTGATTTATTAAAAGCTGAAAATGCTGCTTTTTCATCAGCAGGAATTAAATTAGATAATATTTTAAGTAAAGTTGTTTTACCTGAACCAGCTAAAGCATCAATTACAATATTACAATTTTCATTTGAAAAACAATTAGCAATGTTTTGTTGAAGTGGAGAAGGAGTCATTTTTTACAATTTTAGTTAATTTACAATTAGAAATTAATATATTTGTATTCTTAATTTCTCCTGCGAAGGTACGAAAAAAAGAGAAAATCTCCAAATTTTTCTTTTATACAAAAATGCTATCCATAATTATAAATGGATAGCATTTTTAGATCTATTATTAAACAGGCAACTTAAATATTATTTTTAGAATTTTGTTTTAAAAATAAGCCAGGTGGGTAGGGTGTATCAAGTAATTTATTAATTTCAGTAGTTTTATTTTCATTATATATACTAACAACTGTTAAATTTAGTCCAGGGTCTATAAAGGCAAATTTAAGTTGGGTTAAGTATAAATGAACGGCAGTAATTATTTCTTTATTAATATAAATATTTTGATACTTAATTAAACCTACATCTTCTACAGGTCTAAAATTTTCTACTTTTGTAAAACTTTCATCTTGAATAGAAGTTCTTTCAAAAACTACTACTTGATTTATATTTTCAAAAGAGTAAACTTGTTCAAGTTGAACATTACTTACTTCTTTTTGCACTTCAAACTTATCAGGTTTGTAAGAAGCAATGCCATTATAGGCAACTAGGCTGAATACAGCCATAAACATCAAAACAATTGTTTTTTTCATGTTTTTTGTTTTTGTGATTAATTAATTTTTGATTTGATTTTTAAGGTCGTTAACCTTTTGCGACACAAAATGTACGAAGAAAATTTTAAATTTCCAAATTTTTCTTTAATTTTAGTATTATAAGAACCCATAATTGAAGTTTTTTGTAACATAACTAGCAGCTTTAACTGCAATCCAGATACTCATAGCTTGGTCGTCATGTTGTGCTACAGATTTAATTTTATTTTCCATAAAAGTAAAACTATTTAATTGGGTACAAATTTCATTACTTACATTTTTACTATATTCATCACCACGAGGTAACTTCATACGTCCTTGTTCAAATAAAGTAGCAAGACCAGGAAGTCCTGTTTTCAAATCATATTTATTAACACCTGTTGTATGTGGTACTACTTTTATACCTGCTTCCTTAGCTAATCCCAACATAACACTTTGAAAAGCATTATCTTCACACATAATTAAATTATGTTTGAAGTTTCTATATAATTCTTTCATTTTAGCTATTTGTTCATTATAGCTAACACCTTTACCTGTCCATTGATTTAATAACCAATAATTATCTAAATCATCAATACCTATTGTAGTAAATACAGAATAATCGGCTCCAACTTCTGAACTAATAGCAAAGTCACAACCCATTACTATTTTCTTAAATTTCATAGGATGAGAATAAAAGTTTTCAACTAACTTTATTTCTCCCATATTTATGAAACTTGTTTCTAATATTTTCCAAGGAAAAATTGAACTATCACTAGCAATTGGTCTAACAAGTATTTCTCTTGAAAAAATTATATTACCTTGTGATTCTTTTTTATCAAGTATTTCTTGTAATGTATAACGTGTAGGCCAGAGTAATCTACCATCAGGAAATATAGCAGGATATTCAAATACTCTCCAACGTTTATCTTTTTTAAGTACAGAATAAAGGTCATTTTCAGTATAAGGTGTACCTACAACTATGATTTGTCCTTTTGGAACAATCATATTCATAATTACTGATTGAAAGAAACTATTATATTTTGTATTTTGTATTGGAGAATATAATACTTCATCATTTAAAAAATCATCTATAACCATCCAACCAGGGTGACGTCCACGTAACGCTGAACCTGCACCTTTTACTTTTAATTCAGCACCTTGTTGAGTAGTAATTTCTTCTTTACCCCAAGTATTTTTACAATAAATTTTTTCTCTTAATATTGGATTACTTTCAACTTCATCTGATATTATTTTAAGAAAATCTTTAGCCAATGAATGTTCATTGGTAATAATCATTCCTTTTTTATTTAATAAATTTTCATAATTACGTATTCCAAAATTTTCACGTCTATATCTATAAAGTTTCCATAATGGATATGCAAAACTAAATGTAAAACTTTTAGAATGGTCACGAGCAGCTTCTATACATAGAAATCTATATAATTGAACTAAATTTCCCCATTCTAAATGGTGGAAAGACATTTCAAAAGTAGGTAATACAGAAGTTATAAAATAATTAAAACTACGTATTTTTAACTGTTCATCAAATTGGTCAGTTAATTTATCTAAATAACCAAATGAATGTGATTTTATAGGACCTTGATTAAAATATAAAGCTTCTTTTGTAGTTTCAAACATTACATCAAGAAGTTTATCTATATCTTTTTCATTACCGGAAAATATTTCTTTCACAGCATAATCATCCATTAAGCTAATAATCTCTTCTACTTGTTTAAAAACATTAGTAACTTGAGTTATACTTAAAGATTTATATGTATTATATACTGAACCACCTATTGCAGACATATTAACCTATATGAAAATTAATCCTTGCTTTTGTTTTTTGTTCTTTATTAATAATATCTTTATTACCTTTCAAATAATTCATAAAAAATTTAAATAATTCTTTATTCATTTCAACATCATTACTAGCATCATGAGCATCAGATGCTTGAATACCAAATAATTCACATAACGTAACAAGTTTAATATCTGATACATCAATATCATTTTCTTGAGCATCTTTTAAACAAAATTTAGCATAAAATAATGTATCAAAAATAAAATTTTCAACATAGTTATAAATATTATCTTTAAACATTTCTTCCCACATATAAGATAAAAAACCACCTAAAAAATCATTTTTACCAGGTATCATATTATTAATACCTCCACCAATATCAAATTTAGATAAATTATGACCTACTAAAATTGGTTTATAAAAATAATGTTTATATTTTTTAAATATAGCACATATTTCTTTAAATACTACTTTAATATCTTTACCATCTTTTTCTAAAAATTCTTTAGTTAAACCATGAACTTCATAAGCTTCTTCTGTATAAATTAATTCAGAATTATAAGGTTTTATAAAAGCTGAATATTTTTCTTGCTCTTCTAAATCATTATTTAAAACTATTAAAGCAATTGAACAGATAGGATGCTTTCTAGGATTCATACCACCTGTTTCTAAATCCATAACAATAAAGTCATGATTATGTTTTGCTGCCATATTTTACAATTTAAGATTTTACTACAATATTTAATTTATCTAATCTTGATGCTATTTTTTCAAATTCAGTATCACGTTCTTCTTTGGATGGAAATAATATTTTTTTATTTTGTATTGAAAAATCAACATTAGTTGTTTCATTAATAATAATATAATATAACATTTCTTCACCAAATTGTGGAAATTCATCTCTAATACCAACCTCATTTAAAAATTTGGTTTCAAATAAATTCATTCCAATTCTAATCCATTTACGTTTATATTTATCTTCTTCTTCATCATCTATTGATGAATCAAAATCAATAATATAAGTTTTTAATGCTTTTAATAAATCTTCTTCTGAAATTAATTCAACTTTATCTAAAATACTTTTAAGATAATCATCTTCTAACATGTGTGCTATTGTAGATAATTCTCTAAATATTTTTATTATTGTTGCTGTTTGTTCCGCCATAAATTATATTTATCTAAAAGAGTATTATATATACTTTTATCATTATACTTTAAATAATTCATTCTTTCTTGAAAATTGTTTAAAGTTAACATTTTCTCAATATTATTAGATTCCCATCTAGAATGACAACCTTCATTACCAAATTTATCAGGATTTATTCTAAATAAACAATCTAAAACAATATTATCAGGTTCTGCTATTAAATCACTATTTTTACTACGTCTGATAATATGCGACCTACTTAAATGTTGTACTTGTCCACAACCAGAACAAATTTGTTCTCTTGCATCAACTATTTTATAAGCTTCTTTTAATAATCTTTCTTTTTCATCATTTTCTTCTTTTTTTATTATTGCAGAAGCATTTTTATTTAATCTATCAGCATTACAATTAGGACACAAATGGTATCTCTTGTTGACTATTAGAGTATTGTTGCACATTCCCTCCTTGCCCTTGCAAGGTTCCTTGTTTACTGACATCATTTTTATAATTTACAAGTTCAATAATAGCTATTTCAAATTTCTCTTCAATATCTAAACTTTTAAAATGTTTATCTAATTTTAAATATAAATCTTCTTTATATTTAAACTCTTCATCTAAAATAGGTTCACCTAATCTAGTTATAAATTGACCTTTTCCATCATAAATACTTTCAACTTGATAGGCTTTATAATAAATATTTAACATACATTTTTATTAGTTAAATTATCTAATAATGCTTTACAAGCATTTTTACTATTACATTCTAAACACAAATTACTTTTTTCATTAAATAATGTTGTAGTTTCCAAACAATAAGCTAATCCCATTGGAGTATTATAATATTTTTTCTTATTTTGATTTTCTAAAATATTAATTACTTCAACATTTATTTCAACTTTATCTTCTAATAAAGCAATAATTAATCTATTTCTTGTAATTTTTTTATTTTTACTTAAAAAATCTCTATCAATAAAAAATTTCCAATTTTCATTTTTATTATTCCATCTATCATAAGCTTTTTTACCAATAATCCATGTAAGATTGGGTAATTTAGGTAATTTGGATTTAGTAAAATTTTTACTATTCCAGTAAGAAAATTGAAAACAAAAATAATTAAATAAAAATGTATTACCATAAGAAGAATAATCTTTATTAATTCTCTTAACAAATGACTCCAAAGTCAAATATTCTGTATAATCTTGTTTAAATTTAAAGCTTTCATCAGATATTACAATTCTACTAAAAAACTCATACGTTTTTTTAATTTTTTCTACAACATTCATATCTTTACAAAGATATTAAAGAATTTTACAATTACCAAATCTTTTTTTAATATATACTAAACAGATTCATCCCAAGTTAATTTCATATTAACTAATTCTTCAAGATAATCTTCTGTTTTATTTGTAAATCTATCATAAATATTTTGATTACTATAATAATCATCTATATTAGATTTAATAAATTCTTTTTGTAACCATATCCCTAATACTCCAGAAGGTTCAATATTTGGAAGAGAAAGAGCATTATCTTCACCATCTGATTCATAAAAATCACTAACATAATAAGGAGTAGAGTATGGTTGTATAATCTCCATACTTACAACATTCCCATTAATTGATGGTGATACAAAACCTATTTTATATTTTGAAAATCTTTTTTGTATATTTTCATCATATTCAAACCAAAGTTTTAAATTAGATAATGTTTTTTCATTATCTTCATTTTTAAGAATAAAACCTAATATAGGTTTTAATTTTAAATTTTTAATATTATTAACTGAAAATGATTCAAATAAATTACCTAAACTTGAATTTGGTATTACAGTGGGACTCATAACACCTCCAAGAGATTTAGAAGCTAAATAATTAGAAGAACCACCTGTATAATAAAATTTTAACATTTAAAATAATTTTTTAGCTGTTCCTATAACATAATAAGGTGGCATATTATTGTGTGGTAATCCACCTCCAGTAAGACTAGTAGCTGGATTTCCAGAATCAATTGAATTTCTAGAACTACCTGAACCAGCAGAATAAGATTGTCCTGCTAATCCAGTTGGTACAGTATGACCATGAGGTGGTAATTCATCAACAATTAAAGTATGGTCTTTTTTACCACCTGATGTACCTAATACATAAGTATCTAAACCATTAATTCCTTGACTTAATTTAAATTTACCACTTAAATTAGGTACAGATATACCATATATAGTATATGCTTTATTACATAAAGCATAGCCAAACCATCCTTTTACTTTTCCTAAACCATTATTATCAAATAAAGTATTTAAATCACCTTCAAAGTCAACAAATTCAAAATGTTTATCAATACAATAATTTTGAGTTAATAACCAATTTGAACCATCATAAATACAATCAAATCTTAAACCACCTTTATCAATATTTAACATAGTAAATAAATCTCCATTACTAATAGTTTTTAATAAAGTAAATGAAACTGTACTTTGATAATCATCAATAATAGAAATTTTATAATTACTAGTTGGATTAAATGAACTTAAATCTATTTGAATAGTAAATTTATTGCCTTCTCTTTTTCCTTTAGTTAAATTTATAACTAAATCATCAGATAAATCCATATTACCAAAAAAACGTTGATATTGTTTATCTACTCCAACAACTAAATCTATTTTATTAGATGAAACTGTTGCAATATTAGTATTTTTTACATCAAGTAAATCACCTTTATCAATTGTATATGAGAATAAACCATAATTAGATGGATTTACTAATAATTCAATTAAACTATTAGTATATGTTTTTTTAAATCTATTAACTGGGTCAGGTTTTAAAGTACCTTTATCATCAAAAGAATTTTCAGCATAAAATCCATTAGTATTATCATCAGATAAATTAATCCAATTAGTATGATTTTTAAATACCTTATAAGAATAAGTTATTTTTACTTTATATACAGAATTAATTTCTTTCAATGGGTGTTTAACAGGTAAATCAACATAACCTTCTCTTACTGGAAAATATTTAATTAAATCTATTTGATTAAATATTGCTTGATTAGAATCTGAAAATGAATTTACTTTAATACCAATTTCTTCAATATCAGGAACAATTATTAACATATCTCCAGATGTATAATTAATTGGATTTAATACATCTGTTATAACATTAATTTGAGAACCTGATTTAAAACTATCTATTATTTTTACATAAGAACCATCTACAGCATATAATCTATAACCTGTAAAATCACCATCTGAAAAATCTAAAGTACTTTTAAATTTACCACCAATACCACCTGAAAATGACATTTTTCTTAATGAAGAATCTATTGTCCAATTTGAAGTTCTAAATCCCCAACCAATTCTTATAATATTTTCATTTTTAGGGGCTGTAACTAAATCCCAAGTTATTTGTTCTACACCAATTAAATTATTTGTAAAATTACGATTTAAAAATGATAAATCATAATCAGATTTTAATTGCCAAAATTCTGTACGTTTATCTTCAATTAATACTGAGTTTCCATTAACTCTAACTCTAGCTATATAAAATTCAGTTGATAATTTATTAGGTTCTTGATTTATAGATGTTTCAAGTACTAACCCTTGACCAATTTGAAAATTATAACAACTATCATAACTATATATTTCTTTTAAATTATCATTTATAACTACACCATCAGTAAATTGACCTACAACTGAATAATTTAAATTAGTTTCTGCAATAAAGTCACCAGTTATTATAGCATGATTATCATCTGTAACTTCTAATACTTCATAATCTTCATAATTATGATAAGTATTATAAAATTTAACTTTAACAGGAAATTCTCCACCTCTTAATACATCTAAAAAGGCAGTATCAACACCAGTTAAATTACCTTGTTCATCAATAGATACTACACCTATTTCTTTATGAGTTTTTAAATGACCTATTTTCAACCAGTACCAATTTCCATCATTAGGAATTGATATATTATCTTCTGCTTTTTTATAAATTAAATTTAAATTACTATCAAAAGCATAAGAATCTAAAATTTTTATAGTTCTTTGATTAGTACCTGCTTCAATTTTAAAATTAGATAAAGAAGTATCTGATTTTAAACGTATAATACCAGGTGAATAAGTTACATCTTTAATAATTGATAAAGCACTTCCTTTATCTACTGTAAGAAAAGATATTAATTTAGATAATTCTTGTACTTCTAAAAATATATTTGGAGATATGTTAATCATAATTCTCTTTTAGTAAAGTTAAAAAAAATCTCAGAATTTTCAAAATTTTTAATTTCATTAACATAAATAGATGAACAAAAATTATTATCTACAATAATTTCTTTACTTTTAGGTAATGAATTTCTATAATCATTTTTATTAAATAAAAATTTTTTATCTTTATTTGTAACTCCTGCATTATGAAATATATCTGCATATTTCCATTGTTCTATATTATCTGTTGCATGTACAAAATTCAATTCACTAATAATTTTTACTTCTTTATTTAATATAATTAAATTCCATAATAAAGCCCACATATCAGAACACCAACTTTGAATTGGATTATAAAAACCTTTATATGATTTACCATATAATTCTTTAGAATTTTCTAAATATGTATATAATTGATTAGAATTTCTTTCTACTTTACCCCAAAATTTACTACTTATATTTTTTAATAAATATTGAGCACCTCCACAATTATTATCAATATTTTTAACTTGTTCAGTACCTACACCAACTATTTTACACATATTTTCTAACAAACCAAAACCTTTTTCTTGAATATAACTAACTTTTAAATAACTTCTAGTATCACTAAGGTAACAAATATCATCATTTAAATATTTATTAATATCTAATTTTTTCTTTAAAATAATATCACAATCATGATAAAATATTATTTTATTTTCTAAATATTTATTTAATTTAAAATGTTTTTGTAATAAATAAGGTCTTATAGATGGTATATAACTAGGTTTATATTTTCTTTCATCTTCATAAAAATAAATATTTACTTTATTATAATATTTATTTTTAAAATTATGACCATCTATACTAATTTTATCTTTATAACCTATTAAAATATGTATATTATCACAAGATACACCTATTCTTAAAAAATTAAATATTTGTATATCTAATTGCCAATAAAAATAAAATTCATCTGGTTGAGCAGATATATAAAATAAATCATTATCATTCATTACAAACCATTAAATATTTTTACAGATATTTCAGATTTAGCATCAATTCCTTTTACAATATAAATACCTTCATTCATTTCTATTGTAATATCTACATCATCTCTAATTATTATTCCATTAACTATAACTCTTATAGTTGCATTTATAAATGTTCCACTTTCTTTAATTATAGTTAAAACACTAGGGTTGTCACTTCCCAAATAATTTTTATTAAAAGATTTAGAATCTTCATCAATATTTATTTCATTAATATAATTAATATCTGTAAAAGATTCTGATAATTGTACATTAAAAGATATAGTTTCACTAAATAATTCTCTTTCAAATTGAAAATTAACTCCTGGTTTAGGACAAAATACTTTTGTTGTTATATCTGCCATATATAAAATTAAGAATCAATAAATAAATCAGCTGAATTTAAACCTGCTATAAATGTAAAAGTTTGACTTCCTGAATTACTAATAGGTATTGGAGTTAAAATTGAATTTAAAAACAATCTACCACTACAATCTACAGAAGTACCATTATCTCTAACTTCAAAATTCCAATTTATAGAGTAATCTCTACCTGTAATAAAATTTATATCAGAAGTATTTAAACTTATATCTACTTTTTGTAAAGTAACAAAATTAAAAGTTTTTAATACTGTAGAAGTAACTTCATCAACAATACTAAATGAACCTAACCATCCATCAAAAGGACCACTAACGTCCATCATACCAATTAAAATATTAAAATCAAATTTATTTAATATTTCAGTTGTAGTTGTTGTAGTAGTTGTTGTTACATCAATTAAATATACAGTATATACTAATTCAATTTTATATAATCCAAATACTATTGGATTATAATTAAAATATAAATTACCATTATCTCCTAAAATTAAATTATCTTTTGTTGCAATAGTAATTCCATTATATTTAACTTCTAATTTTACTTTTTCTTCTAATCCATATAATCCTATTATATTATATTGAATATAAGCAATACCTGCTACATCACCTAAATAATATTCTTCAACTAATGGAGCACCATTTAATACTGAATTTGTTTTAGATGGACCACCACAAGTATTTAAAGGATTAATTGTAGTAGTTGTTGTAGTAGTTGTTGTAGTAGTTGTTGTAGTTAATGGACATAACGTTAAATCTGTAACAGGTGCTACATAATCTGGGTCAGAAGGTATGTTAGGTTTAACATTTCCAGTAGGTTGATTATTATCAACATATACTTCAATTAAATTCAAATATTTTTTATAACCTGTATTAGACATATTTTTATTTAAATATCATAATCTTCATTAAAATCTTCATTAAAATCTCCTATATCAATTGTACCTACTGGACAAGATATAGCATCTACAGTAGGAGGTATAAAATCAGGGTCAGAAGGAATATTTGGTTTTTCTACTCCAGTAGGTAAACCAGTTTTTCCACTAATTTCTATTAAAGTTGTTACTTTTAATATACCTGTTTGTATTCTAGTTGGCATAAATTTTTTATAAATCGTAATCAATTGAAATTATATCACCATCATTTAAAACTACATTTGAATCAAAAAATTTATCTCCATTTGAACCATCTATATATGTAGTTTTTATAATAGATGATGCTCTAATTAAATTTATAGCACATAATGGAGCAACTGGTAAAGTATTACCAACTATTCTTATACCATATAAAGAATTAGAATTTATATTTGGTATAGGAATATCTTTAAATTCACCATTATTAATAGCAGGTCCAGTATAAATATTTATTCCTGATTTAAAAAATCTATTTATACTTAATGTAGATAAATTTAAATTATTTTCTAATCTTATAGTACCTGCAATTTCTGTATAATTTACTTCAATAGTATTTGATTCATTAGAATAAACACCTCCTGCAAATACAACTATTATTCTAAAATAAATTGGAAAAGTTGCTCCAGAAATAAAAATTACTTTAGGAGATATTACACTACCATTATCAGAAATCCAAGTAATTTCATCATAACTATATTGTAAAATTACAGATACAGGTGAAAGAGGGGGAGTATTTAAATTAAAAACAGCTGTAAAACTATCATCTAAATCAGAGTAAGTTACAGATGTTAATATAGGATTATATTCTTCTGGTGGTGGTGGAGTATCATCTTCAATACAAATAGCTGTACTTTCATCAGGTATCCATAAAGTACTTCTTCTTAATGGACATACAGTTAAATCTTCAATAGGAGGTACATAATCACTATCTAAATAATCATTATCTTTAGTAACTCCAGTATAATACAATACACCATCCAAATAATAAACTTGACTAAGTAATGTATATATTTTAATACCTGTATTATTTTCTCCAGATAATTCACATTTAGTAGTACTTTCATCCCCAATCCAAAAAACATCTACTATTTCACATTCTTGTTCACCTGCTACCCAATAATTTTTAAATGGTTCTTCTTGATAAAAATTATCACCAATTAAATTAACTTTTATCCAAGAATTATATGGTCTAAATAAATCTTCTAAAATAATTTTAATATTATTTTTAGATAATTGTTTTGAATTATTTTTTATCCAACATTGAATTAAATGATTTGAATGAATAAATCCTAAACTATAATTTGACCTTAAAGGTTTTATTTTTAATCCATATAAATATCCATTACCTGATATAAGAGGAATAAAGTATTTAGGATTAATATCATTAATTTTTAAATTATTTCCAGAACTAACATTTAATTTTTCTTTAAAATTTAATTCACTTTTATTATAAATAATACATTTTATTTTATAATAAATATCTGTTCTTGATAATACAATAGGAGAATGTGCAAATGAATCAGTAGTAATTAATACTGCTTTTTTAGTTTTTCTAGTTGCATTAGAAAAAGGTATTAAATCACTATCAAAAAATTTTAATTTGATATTTAAATCATTGGAAGTATCTTTAGGTCTATAATAAAATTCAATAGAATAATCTAAATTAGAATCATAAGTTAATAAATAAGGATTATCAATATCTAATATATTAATATTTCCAATTACATCACCACTAGATAAATTTAATACTTTATTATCACCATCTAATTCTTCTATTATATTACTATCTATAGGTATTGGATATTGAGGAATTAAATCTTTTGTTGAATCTAATTCATATCCTTTAATAACATTATTTGCATCAGATACTCCTTTATAAATAGGACTTGATTTTCCTAAATTCCAACCAATTCTATGTTTTGGAGTTAAACTAAATATAAATTCATCACCATACTTAAATGAAATTAATCTTAATATTTCTCCATGAACTCCATCTTCTGCATAAGGTTTTTTAAAAAGCATTAAATTAGTACCTCTACGAGAAATTTCATTATAAAAATTTTTCATTAGTTCTTGTAATTGTTCTAATGAAGAATCTTCATTTAATAAAATTCCTTTTTCTAACAAATACTCTTTTAAAGTAGAGAAATATAATTTTATATCTTTAAATATTCTAGAATAAATAACAAATAAAGCAAAGAAATGAGTAATTGAAAACCAATAAGCTATATAATCTTCATCTTCACCATTTTCATTTTTTTCTTTTCCTCTTTCAATATATTCAGGAACAATACCAGGAGCATATAATTTTTGTAATACATTTACTGCCCAAGATAATACTTTTTCATCATTTTGATTAAAAAATGTACTAAATAATGAATTAGTGAAATAAAATCCATTATCTAATAATTCAACTGTATTATCTAATACAAAACTACTTAAAGTTAATAAAGATGAATTATCTATTCCTCTCCTCTCATAAGTTATTCTTAATACTAAAATAGATTTTAATTGAAATGGAATATTTTGTAAATTAATATCAGTTAATTCTAAAGGTACATCTGTAAAATTAACACCATCTAATGAATATTTGAATGATTTATAAAAATAACAATCAATATTACTATGTAATACAACATCAGTAAATCCTATTATAGATAGGACTTGTAATTGAGGATAATAGTCAAATGTATGACTTTCACCAGGTTTAAAAACTTTATTAAAAATTATAGCAGACAATTTTTTTATAATTTAATTTTATAACCACCTTTATAAATTAATTCATTACCTAAATACATAGTACCAATTTCATAAATTTTATCTTTTTTACTTTTTAAAGATAAATTTATACCTACACCTTTAATTAATGATAATTGATTACCATATAATTCACCACCAATATAAATTTGAGTTTTAGGTAAATAAGGTTGTGTAATTGTTATTGTTTCTTTAATTCTTGGATATTTTAAATTATAAGAATATTTTCTTTCTAATAATTTATTTTTAAAAACAGATTCATTTAAAATAACATAGCCTAAACTATCAATTTTTAAACTATCTTTATAAATATTAATAGATAATAAAGAATCTCTTAAATCCTCATATTGTTTTTTTAAAATATCATAATTTGGACTTGGTATATATTGAGTATCTTTACCTGTTAATTTGTAAGGTATAGTTTGTTGTATTACAGGATTAATTGTAATATTATCTGCTTTTTTATTTATCCAACTAGAATCAATTTTTACCACTATAGTTGGTTGTGGAAAAGGTGTATTATTTGGTCTAGTGCATTCTCTAAAAAGTAAAAAACAAGCAATAAATAAAATTAAACTTTGAAGAAAATTCTTTTTTACAAATTCAATAACATTTACAATTTTCATAAAAACTAATATTTATATTTAAGATTTAATTACCTGTCCATCTTGATATACTATAAGTAGAATTAAAAGAACGATAACGTCTATAAACACCATCACCTTCTCTACTATTAGCATCATTTGTATTTCCTTCTACAGTAGAGTATATAGATGAATTTTGTTTATAATCAAAAAATCCTGTATGTGCAATTCTTTTTAATGAAGGAAAATACAATGAAAATACATCACCTTCTCTAGGTTCTTTTTTAAACTTATTTTTAAAATAAATAAGGTTATTTGGATTAAATGTTGTTGGACTCCAACCAGTTATATTATTTTTATAACCTGCAGAATCTAAACTCCAATGAACAAATGCAGCACACCAAGGATTACCTTTATTTAAACCAACTGAATGGAGGTACATTTCAACAATTTTACCATCATTTTTCCCAGTTGCTTCTCTAACACCTAATTGAGAAGAGTAAATTTCTTTTAAAGATAATTTTTTCTTCTCAATAAAAATTGGACGATAAGTTTTTATAATAGTATCTTTCACTATTACTTTTACAGTATCTTTATTTTCAGAAAAAGAATCAGTTTTAATTAATATAGTCTTAGTATTTATTTGTAAAGTATCTTTACTTTTACTATTAACTATATTTTGTATTGAATCACCTACAACAATACTTTCTACTTCTTTTTTTTCTTTACGAATACAAGAGATAAAAAGTAATGTTAAAGTAAATAGTAAAAGAAAAATATTCTTTTTCATCTTTTATTAAATAAGTTTTAAATAAACAATAATAACTAATGCAATTAAAAAAGCCAATGAAAATAAAGTTATTTTAAATCTTTCCCAAGGTGTTAATTTAACCCAATCAACTTTAGCTTGATTAGTAACTGAATTTTTATCTTTTTTACCATAAATAAAATTGTGAAAACCTCTTATAGTAAAATAAAGACCAATAACACCTACATTAACTGCACCAATTACAATTGTAGCAGATAAAAATAAAGGTTGTATAAAACCAGGGTCATAAGTTCCTGTTTGAGTACCAAATACTTCTGATAAAATATAACCAGAAAAATAAAAAATAGATATTGATAATGGAATACTCCAAATACCATCATATTTTTCTAAAAAATATTTTATTTTTTTCCAGTTATTTATTAATTTTTTATTCATAAATTATAATTATTTATAGATACAAAGATATAAAAAATTTTAAACTTTCCAAATTAAGTATTTCTACCCATTATAGTATATTGAAAATTAAAATCTAATTCTGTAGGATAATAAATTGAATTTAAAGCATTATTAGAATCAGATAATATATTTCCATCCATATCTAATAATAAAAATCCTCTTATTCTTGGAAATGTATTTTTTGGTATTTTAATATCTGTCTTAGGAGTAAAGTATTGGTCTTTTACAGATTTTACTTTTTCAATTGTTTTTATAGCTATTAAAAAATCTTCCCAATCAATTATTTTATCATTTGACCATGTTCTTAAATCAAGTATTTTACTACTCCTTATTTGTGCTTCAATTCTAACTTCATCTGCATCTACACCATTATATAATTCAACTCTTGCAGAAATATCAATTGGATAAATAGCAGCATTTTCAAAAGTAATACCAATAACAGAATTATCATATCTTTTTAAATCAGATATACCTAAATAATCACTAACATATTGTTCAAAATTTCTTAATTGAGAATTATTATAAGCTACACCATTTTGAGATAATAATTTTAAAACATTTTTACCTTGAGCATTTCTCCCTTGATAAATAACTCTTAAAATATCAGTATCTACATTCAATAATACTTGTTTAATATATTCTAAAGTATTTTTAGCTAATTTATTAGGACCAGTTTTAATTCTTTGTAATAAAGAAAAATCACTTTCAATATCTCTACCATTACTTGCTTGATATTCATTTATACAATATAAATGACCATTAGGTATAGGAGATATTTTAGTAATTGATAAAGGAGCAGAATTTGTTTTTTCACCTGTTTCTTTAGAACGAACCTTAGCATAAATAAAACCTGCATCAGGTATAGAAATTGAACTTTCTAATTCAAAATTAATACCATCAGTACTACTAAAAGTTATAATATTTGAATCATAAAAAGTACCAGGATTACCTACTAATCTAATATAAGTTGAACTTTTTGAAGCATTAAATCTTTTAGAAATACCTACATCAGAAGCTATTTTATCTAACTTTTCACCTTTAGCTAAATCAGGATAAATATAAGTTTCTACTAATGCAATTTCTTTTAAAGCTTTTTGTCCTATTTTCGCATTACTATATAATAAACCATTTAATACACTATCATCAGATATTTTTGTTATTTTATCTGTTTTTAAAAAAAATCCTTCTGAAATTAATTGTTTTAATTCTTCTGTTGTAGTTATTTCAGTAAACATAATTAAACTTTTACTTTTCTTTTTATACTATCACCATAAGTAGTAGTTATACCAAATTCAATATATAAAGCATCTTTTTCATATTTAGCATTAATAATACTAATACTTGAAAAGGTATCATCTTTAATAAATAAATTGGTTATTTGCCTAAATAATATTGGAAAATTTAAACTAGCTACATTTGTACCTACAAATAATTCTTTTTGTACACCATCATTTGGAAATTCAGGTATTTGTCCTCTTTTTAAATTTAATTTAATATCGGTTGATTGTTGAAGAGTTTCTTCCGGAGTTAAAATTATAATATCATTAATATCAGAATTAAATTTAATAATTTTACTTATATCTATACCTTTTAAATACTCTCCACTATTTAATCCTAATACTACATTTAAAAAAGTTTTATTTAAATCAGAAGGTACTACATATTTAAGTATAAATTTTTCATTTGCTTTATAATCTTCTTCATTTAAATTATTATATAAAGCAACTTTAAACCAATCATTTTCATTATTAGAATTGCGTAATTCTTCTAATGTAAATTTTTCTAATGTAGATTTTATTAAAAATTCTTTTTCAATATTACCACCACTATAATTATTACTACCTAAAGGAGACCTAAGAAAAAATCCAATATTTGAAATTATTGAAATTTTAGAAAAAATACTTTCAACATTATCTAATAACTCCCAATATTCATAAGTACCAAAATACTTTTTACTAATATGAAAACATTCTAAACAATGTTTTGTATCTTTTATAAGAGTAAACATTGCATTAAAACTATTTGCATTAAAATCCGAAGATAAACTGTAATACCCTACTATATTAGGTGAGTGATTATTTATAAAATATAAAAAATCTCCAAATAACTTTTGTATATCAAATTTAGTTATTTTTTTAAAATATAAATATGTATCATTTTTATTAACTGCCACCATAACTAGGTAGATTATTTATTTTTCTTCCTTGTTCATAGGAATTAATATTATTAGAAATAGTTCTAGATAATTTATTTACTCCATTCATTAAAACTGATTGAATAGTCATATTAGATAATGCTTTAGCACTATCTTTTTTAGTAAATGAATTAACTGGTGCAACTCCAACCATAGATATAGAATAGTTATGAATCATATTTGAACTAGGAAATGATTGTTCACAACTAAATACAATTTTTTTAACCAAATATGAATTACCTGTAATATGATTATAAAAATACATTTTATAAGGTCTGCTTTTAACATCAATTGTTTTTGACATTGAAACCATATTTTCTAATATTTTTATAACACCATAACCAGTTTTTATTTGTTTTGAAAATTCATTTATTCTTTCACCATTATAAGACATTGCAATCATATTTAAATTTTCTCTACCTACTAAAAATTTAAATCTTCTACCAAAATCACCATTAATATTAATATTTACAGGTTGAAATAAAGAAGAATTTAGTGAAACCATTCCTCCAGCAGTTCTTTCTATATTTTCTAAATTAGTGTGTTCTTCTCTTACATTTTTAGGATTAACTGGAAAAATTAAATAGTCAACAGTTTTATTATCTGCATCTACTAATTCAAAAGCAATCATATAAAATTCAAAATCAACTGGATATAAATTATGCAAAACTGCTTTACCTAAATTATTTGTTAAGGTAACAGCATTATTTATAATTTGTGATGTTGTAGAGTCAGCCATAATACTTTACAAATGTACGAAAAATTTTAAAATTTTACTAATTAACTACATTTTCTAATATCAATTCACTTATATTTGATTGATTACTAGGTGTACCTTGAACTTGAATTGCTCCTACAGGTATTTTTATAGTTATATTTTTTAAACATTGATAAATTATTTTTTCAAAATTTTTTGTATAATTCCTTATTGCATTAACTTGTTCAGCTTCTTCTTTATCTTTAATAGATATTAAAAAATTATATAAATTATCATTTAATTCTCCTTCTACTAACATAAATTTTATATTTAATTTGAATGAGTTGATGAACTTAATATACTTTTAAATTCTTTTGAAGATAATAACTTTAATATTTTATCTTTATTATTTAAAGGCATTGCTCCAAATTCAGTAGTAACAGTAGTATTTCCTATTAAATTAATTAATTGTTTTAATAATTCTTGAGTAGAATTTCCTAAAGCTATAGGTTGTACATTTTTTTCATTAATTTGATATTTATTAGTTAATACTTTTATACCGTTTTTATCAATAATAAATTCATTACCAAATTCATCTTTATAATGTAAACCACTACCTACTTTATAATATAAAGTAGTATATAATTCTGAATTAGGATTTTGAAATGTAAATCTTAATTCTTCCTCATTAATAATTTGTATATTTTTAGAATTTAAAATTATACTATTATCTGATATAATTTTAAATTTAGATTTTTTATTTTTGCTATTTATTTTAAATACTATTTCAGCATCATGATTATCATCTTTACTTTCTACTTCTAATAAAAAACTACCATCTTTAGAATTACCTGAAAGTATAATATGTGCATCTTGTGTATCTCTTTCTAATCTAATTTCATTTTCTTCACCTCTTATCAATTCATTTTTATCTGTAATAATACCAATAATAATTGGACAATTTTGTACTTCTATATTAACCCAAATAATATGACTACCAACTTCTTTTGAACTTAAAGGAAAAGTTAAATAATTCCATAAATTTATAGATACATTAACATTATCAATTCTTTCAGAATTTTCTGTAACAATACTAACACTATTATTTAATTTACAACTATTTATAAATTTTTCTCTATCTATATCTTCCGGTATAATAATATACCCCCCTCCAGATGAATTTCTTTTACCTGGTATTGGGAATTTACTAACTCTCTCACTTTGTTCTTTAAAAAAATTATTTTTATTATTCATTTAATTTAATATCTAAATGATTTATCTTGTTTTCTTAAAAAGAAATTAAATACATTTTTATTTACTTTAAAAGAAGATAAAATATTACCTGCATTTGTTTGTATTTCTTTAGTTTTTTTAGTAGTAGTTTTGATAAAAGTTTTTTGTTTTTCTTCATTATTATAATACTCTGTAATTCCTTCAAAAAACAATTCTATTTCTTTTACCCTTCTAGATATTAAATCAGTACTAATAAATAATTTTGAATCTTGTACTGATTGGTCTTTCCAAAAATTTCTTATATCTTTTTCTTTAACTAAAGTAGGACTATTTAAATAATCTTTTATTTTAATAATAAATAAAGGATAATTATCAAAATTATCTGATGTATAACCAAAATCTACAAGAGCATCATATTGATTTTGCATCATTAATATATTACCAAATATACTTTTTACTTTATCTTCACCTTTAATTTTTAAATCATTTTCAAATAAACCTTCGGCTTCTATTTCAGTAATTGGTTTATTAAAACTTTTTAATTTATTATAAGTATCAATACTTTCTTGACTATTAAGTAAATGACCATATCCTATATAATAATCATTTTCTTTTTGATATATAAATTCATGAAATAATTCTTGTTCTTTTATATAATTTCTTCCTTCATTAGAAATAGATAAATTACGACAATATATTTTATTATTAATTATTTTATCATCATTAGAAAAATCTCTAAATAAATCATTAGTAGGATTTTCTAATTTACCTCTAAAATGTTTTTCAAAATGTAAATGATTAGTCATACCTTGACTATATAAAACAGCCATATTACTAGCACGAGCAATAATATCTCCTTTTTTAACACTAGTTCCTTCTGGAATAATTGAACTACAATAAAATATTTTTATTTCATAACCATCATATTGATTCTTTCCTAATATAGAAATTCCTGGTAAATTATGATGTCCAGGCAAAGCTACTCTTATAACACCATCTATAGGAGCAAATACATTTTCATTTGGAATTGAAATAATATCTACACCTTGATGAGTACCTTTATATTTAATTCCATTTTTTTCTCTATTTCTAACTGCACCAAAAAATCCAAAACCATGGGAGTCATGATACCTCATAACTTGTTTGGTAATACATTTACCTATCAAAACAGAATTAGATGTTTTAATAGGAGTTATTGATACTTTATTATTATCAATAATAGGTACTTCTTCTTTTTGAATAGTAGTATTTTCAATTTCTTTGTATTCAAATTTATAATCAGTATCTATAATATTAAAATAACTATATAGTTTTCCATCAATTTCTTTACCTTTTACAAAATCATAAACCATTCCTCTAGATACATTTAATATAGTTTTTCTAACAATTTGACCATCATTAAATTCAGCAATATTTGTTACACTATCAACATAAAATATTTCATTAGTTGGTTTATATAATATCCAAATTCCTTTTTTTATACGTCTATCTCCTTTAAGTGTAATTGTTCCATTTCTAGTAAAAGGTAAATAAGCATTACTTTCTACTAAATATTTTAAATCTTCAATTACAGACCTTAATACATTACTCATGTATAAATTTTCTTTACCACCTGCTGGAAAATAATTAGAAATATAATTTGAATAAATTTCTAATGGTTTTTCACCCCATATTTTTGCATATTCAGGAAAGTGTAATGCTTTTATATAAGCAAAAGTAATATCATTTCCTCCCATACCACTCAATGCTCCTTGAGGTATAATTCTATACCAAGAATATGCCATACCTGTAGTATTAACTAATTGAGTACCTGAAACATCCTCAGATGATATTCTTAAAGCATCAATATTATCAATGTATGTTTTAACATATTCTTGTATTTTTTTCTTATCAAATGGTGGTTTTCTTACATAAAATACAAATTTATCACCATAAGTATCACAATCAAATTGCACAAAAGGTTCTTGACATACTTTTTGTATATAATTTAAAATACTTCCCATTTCATTACCAATTGTATTATCTACCAACATTCTATTTCTAACATCATCATCAATTGATAATTTAATTATTTTCCATATTCCTTTAGCATCAACAAAATCTTTTTGATTAATTAAATTACTTTCATTTTTAGGTATTTTTTCTTCTTTTTTTCTAATTAATCTATAAATTAAATTTATATAATTTTGAACACCTCCTTCTAAACCATAATCTTCTTCCTCAGAACTAGATATATCTATAGTGGGGTCTTCATAAAAAGATATTCCTTGATTTATAAAATACTCAGGAGTTTCTCCATTTCTTACAAAAATAGCAATTAAACCTTCAAAATAATCAAAATTCTTCCAACCTGTTATATTTTGATATGGATTATCTTCTATATTTTCATAATCTTTAGTAAAAATACCTGCTGTTGTTATTTTTTTCTTTTTATAAGCTGTATTTACAAAATTATAAATTATTTTATAAATATAATCTACATCACTATTAGGTAAATTATATTTCTTTTGTAAAATTATTTTAATATTTTTTTCATCTCTATTATCTTCTAAATAATTTGTTTTATGAACTTTGTAAAAATTTTCATTAAATTCAAATCTTTTAGTTTTATCTGCATCTGGATATTGACTAAATAAATAATCAGGTACAATTTCAGAATTAGATAAAGCATTAAAAATAAATTTTAATGTATTTTCAATTGTTTTTTGAGATGCTTGTGTTAAAGATGCTAATTGACCTTCTACCCTTTGTAAATAATTACTTTTTGTATCATTAGCAAAAATTCCTTCATTTATAAATTGAGTTGGATAAAAATAACAACCATCTTCTATTACTATTTTAATTAAATCTCTACCACTAATATTAATATCAACACTTACACCTTCATAATTTTTAATATTATTACAATTATCTACTAATCCCATTATATCATAAATCTTACCTGGTATATCATCAGAAAATATTTCTTCTTTGGAAGAATCTCTTAATCTATAAGGTAATTCATTATTTAATGATTCATATCTAATCCAAATAAAATCATTTTCTTGCATTATTTGCTCAAAATAAAATAAATTTTCTTTATTAGTAATAGATTGTTCATTTTTATCAAATACTTTTTGTTCAATATTACTATGTGCAAATATATTTAATTCATTATTTTGATTATATCTTAAAATTGAATCTTTATCTATTTGCCAACCATTATCATTATCCCAATAACCACTTATCGGTGCTAAATTAATAGTAAAATTTCCTCCTCCAGCCCCACTAAAAGTTTGTATTTTTCTTATATAAGGAGTTAAATTAATTATTTGACCAGGTAATTCATTATTAGATTCAATATCTGTATGAGGTACTTTATTTAGACTTCTAACCCAAGCCCAAACTGTTATTTTAGGAGATAATTCTTGTATTTTACCAAAATTATTACCAATATCCATTTTAGATACTGGAAAATATTTGGCATCATTTAATAATTTTTTTAATTCTACTGTTAGAAAATCTTCATAATCTTTAGTTTCTACAAAATTAGATTCACTAATCATCACTTCATGATTCCAAAATATTCTAGGAAAATATAATTTTGTACCTTTTACTAAGGAAGTTGTATTAAAAGGTCCAATAAATTGTTTATCTTCAAGTTTTTCTAAATCTTTTAAATAATTAGTAGTTAATAAATTTTGAGCAGGAGAATTTTTTCTAAATTCTGAATTTTGTAATGATTCTAATAAAGTTTCATAAATACGTGTAATATTTTTTTTATTATATATTTCATAATCTAATAAACCTCTTAAATTCCATGTTTTAACTAATGAAAAAATATTATTACCTTCTACTAATTCTTTAGCATCAGTTATAGTAATATCTTTATGTATATATAAATAATTATCTTGCATTATCTACGTGTTGAATTATGTAACCCACTAGCATCACTACCTAAATATTCTTCAATACCTTTAGCCATTTTCTTACCCATTCCTTCAAATAACATACTATCTTTAGTTAATCCTCTAATAGCTTCTGCAATATCTGAAGCTATTTGTTTACCTGCTTCTTTTAAACCTGGTAACATACCTTTAGCAAATTCTTCATTTATATTGGCTCTTTCTTGCTCTATTTTTGAAGTATTTCCTTGTGCTCTATATGATACAGTACCTAAATTTTCAGAACGTTTAGTAGCAAATGTATCATCAAAATTACCATCCCACATACTTTCTGCAGCACCAGTATTTAATCCAAATCTCTTCATTAATGCATATTTACCAATTCCATCTTGACCTTTATATTGTTGTTTATATAAATCAAGTGTTTTTTTCATAAATCCAGGTGTTTGGAATCCACCTTCTTGCATTTTTTGCATTTCAAAAAAATCTGCATTTGGATTTAATTGAGATAAAACAGCATAATTTTGTGCTTGTTGATAATCATTAGAAGGTGCTCTTAAACCACTAGAAACTTGTTTAATTAATCCACTTGCTCTATTATCACTAAAACCACCACTTAATCTACTAAATGCAGCAATTGTTTTAGCTATTTGACTATCATCAACTGTATTAGAATATGAACCTTGTTCTTCAATTAATTGATTTTGTAATTCAAGTAGTTTTTCTAATCTACTTGTATCTCCACCCATTGATTTATTGGATTTTAATTGATTTACAAGTTCAATCATACCACTTGCACCTACATTTTTAGTATATGCATCTGAATTTGCTCTACTTAATAAATTTTGGTCACTAATATTATAAGCTTTACCAAAACGCATATAATTTTTAGTAGCATTAGAAGTATTTCCATCATAACCTCTAGCTGATACCATTTGACTAGCAAAATTAGTACCTTCAACACCATCAACACCTATTCCAATATCTCTTATATTATCTCCACTATATCCACTAGTTGCTCTTAATTTATTTAATGATACTTCTCTTGCTTGTCTTTGTTCTAAATAACGTTTTTTACCTGCAGCTAACCCTTGCCCTACAAATGGTATAGCTGTAAACATTTCTGCTTCAACAAATTCTGTACCTGATTGAGTTTGTTGAAAGGCTCCAAATCCTCTTTGTAAACTTCTTCCTATTTCTTTAATTGCTTCTGCACCTAAAACGCCTTTCATTACATCTTTCCATCCTTTTCCTTTATCAGTTCCACCACCTACTTGACTATTAGAATCATCACCATTAGGAATTGGTTTATGAGTATTTCTTATACCACTTCCATTAATAATAGCAGCATTAAAATTTTTTTCAGAATTAGAATCATTTGCTTCTTCTAACTTATGTGCAAATTCTTTTTTACTTTCTTCTAATAATTTACGTAATAAATCTGTTTGTAATTCAGCTTGTTCATTAAGAGATTTAATTTCTTCGTTAGCTTCATCTCTAATACCTGCAACAGAACTAGTCATTTTTTTCTCTTCTTGAGAAATTAAATGATTCCTATATTCAGGGTCATTCATTGCATGACCTTCTAAATATGGTCTTTTACCTTTTGGTAAAGGTATATTACCATTTTTAAAATCAGTAAATTCTTGTCTAGAAGCTATTATAGCTTCATTAGCTTCATTTTGTATTCTTTTTATAGAAGCATCTCTTTCAAGCTTTTGTTTTCTTTCTAATAATTGAAGTTGTTTTTCAATATTAGAAATTAATTCCTTAGAACTTTTAGATTGATTTTGAGCAGATTGAATAATTTGTTTACTATAAGTCTCAGCCTGATTGGTAAGTTTACTCATTAATTGAGAAACTCCACCATCTTCGGCTTTAAATGATAACGTTTTTTCTATTTTATTGCTCATTATCTTTTTCTTCTGATATTATATTTCTATTTAAAGAATCTAAATCAATATTGTCAAAAATATCATCAACTTCTTGTTCTGATAAATTTTCTTTTACTTCTTTTTGTTTTTGTAAAAATATACCAGTACTTAAATATTCTTTTTTTCTTTTATCTTTTTCAGATATACGACTATGCATAGTATTAAATAGAAAGTCTTCTTCATAATCTATTAGAATATCAAGAAGACTTACTTTTCTATGTTGCGAAGAATTAAAAGCTATACCATATTTTTGACGATACCATCTATCAATTGGAAATTTAACATTCCAATCAATAATGAAATTTTTAACCTCCTTTAATGAAAGTTTTTTTAATAAATTTGGCATTCACAATAACTTTCATTTTAAGCTTTTTCCTCTGATTCCTTAAATGCTTCTTTGTAAAGAGCAATTAATCCATTATAATAAGGAGCAATTTGTTCTTTATAAGCTTTAATTAATAACAAAGTATTTTCTAAATCAAGTTCAAAAAGAGTTTCAACATTTAAATCTTTTTTAAACTCTTTTGGAGTTATATTATCTAGAACTGCAAAACATTCTGTTATTTCTTGTGCTAATTTATTACTATATGTATTACTACTTAATAATTGAGTATAAGTATTATTGCTATAAAGTACTTTAGCACTTTCAATATCAATTATATTACCTGCTGTTATAGGTTTAATAACATAATTATTTTCTTGTATTTTTAATACTATTTCTTTTTGCATATTTTACAAATTTTATCTTTACAAATTTATTATCTAGGAAATATAACTGGGTCTAAATAACTAAAAGATTGATTTTTACCACTAATACTACCTTCTGAAATATCAAAATTATCACCTTCTAAAAATAAACCAGAAATAGTACAAAATAATACTAAACTACTTGGAATTAAACCAATTGTAGGTGCACCATTTGCTCTAATTTTTTTATACAATTCAACTGTAACACCTTGTTCTTGTAATAATAAACTATCTACAAATTCTTTTAAAGTATTTACATTTCTTGTAATAGCATTAGGAATTGAACTTTTTTGCCAAGTAATAGTGTAAAAACCACAAGATAAAGTACCAGCCCATACTAAAGCAGGTTTTTCTTGAGGTGTTAATTCACCTAAACCTTGCACTGTTCCACGTTGAATATTTTCATTAACTTGGATAGTTTTCATTTTTCCAATAGCAACACCACCTACTTTAACAATAGCTAACGGTGCTGTATATACTCCTTCTGCCATTTTATTTAAATTTAATTAATTAAATATTTTTATTTTAATCTATTTGATAACCAATAAAGAAGAATTTATTAATTGGTGTATTTGGTTTATAAGCATAACTTGTCCAAATACCATCTTGTTTAATAACTGATTTAACTTCTTGATAATAAAGTATTAAACCACTTTGATTATCTTTAGCTACTTCATTATATAAAACTTTATTAGTAAATGCTTCTACAGTTTCAGGAGAAGCTGTAAATGATGTTACACCATTAACTTGTTTTTGAAATTGTGCTTTTGATTTAGCATATAAAATTCTATTTAATTGAAAACCAATTCTAGATATAGAATGTTCATAACTTTGTCCATCACTAGCTATAAATTGTTTATTATTTTGTAAAGTACTAATACTTTGATTAATAATAAATTCATTAAAATCAGTATCTAATTTAGTATGTAATACACCTGCAGATAATAATTTTTTTCTATCTCTTTCAGAAGTTAAAGGATATACTTCATAATCATAATCTAAATCTTTAAAAGTACCTGGAACTTCTGGAGGTAAACCACATATTCTACCTAATATAATTGCTAATTTAGCAAGATTAGAATATATTTTTTTACCATCATTAAATACTTTTCCAAAAGTACCAAATGTATTTAATACTTTTTCAGAATCATAATATTGAGAAGTAGCAATAGCATCACTAATTACATTAGCACTACCTACACCTAATACTTTATCAAATTTAGCTTCTGTTGTTACATGATTAAATAATAATGTATTATAATTTCCTTCAACAGAATCATCTGTAAAAATATAATTATATTTTAATTCTTTAATATAATCAAGAAAATCTTCAAATACTTCATTAGAGGTAACTTCACTACCACTACCAAAAGTTATTGTTTCATTTTGTGTTTGGTCACCAGATACTAAAGTAGTATTAAGTTGAGTATTTGTTAAATGGTCAAGTTTATATTGCTTCATTTTTTCTTGGTCAAAGAATTGAGCAAGTTCATTATTTTCTATAAAAAAATCAACTAATTGACGAACAGTAGTTATTTCTGGAGTTGAAGTAATTAATCTTTTTACTTCAACATCTCTATAATCTGGTCCAATATAAGCATGATTTAAAATTACTTGTGTAATTGTTTTATCAACATTAATACCTCCATTAAAATAACCTAACCAAAGACCAAAACCACCAGCTGTACCTTGTCCATCTAAACCTACATAATTATAATTATATGTACTACCATAACCAGCAGGCATAGTTAATGTAAAATTACCTGCAGCTACTGCAGCTGTAAATCCAGTTGTACCTGCATTAATAGCAGCAGCAATTGAAGTCCATAAAATAGTAGGTGTTGTATCACCTGATAATTGAGTATATCTTATTATAGGATATTTATACAATCCACCATAATAAGATATACTAACAGTCCAAATAAATCCTGTTGAACCATGACTATTATACATAGTAGTTAATGTACCAGCTATAGAATTAACTTGAGTAGCTTTTGTTTCAGCTGTATTTATAACTTCTACAGTAGCTGTACCATATTGATTTAATTTATCATCACCACCATAAGCACTTTTAAAGAAATCAACAATATAAGTATTTGCAGTTTTTCCTGCTCTCATTTTAGCTAAAAAGCCTTTTTTAAGTTTGGAAGTATTTGTAACTGGGTCAGTAGTCATTAAAGTATTTCCCCAACTACCAGCATATTTTTTATTTAAGAAAAATTGTAAACCAAATGCACTACCACCACTACCAACTTTAAAAATTGCTCTAGCTGGAGAAGCATCACAAACTTTTATATAACCTAAACTAGATACACCAGGTAAAGTTTTATCTTTAGAAGGTTTGAATAAAAAATTAGATAATTGAGCAAAAGGACCTGCAAAAACATCTTCTTGAAAATCATCAAGACTATCAAAAAAAGCAGGTGATACATCTACAATTTCACCTTCACATTTAAAAGGAAAACCAGGTGTTTGGTCAAAAGTATGATTAACACCTACATTAGCAATAAGTGCAACACCATAATCAGTATTTAATACTGGAGTTGTATTAGCTGCTTTTTTGGCAGTATAAAAACCAGGTTCTGATATTATTTTTCCATTAAAAGTTTGAGTAATCATTTTTTAGATATTTAAAATAAGACAAATTATTTTTATTATTTAACTTCTTCTTTAGGTTGTTCTATAACAATAGAAGGATAATTTTCCTTAGTAAATACATTACCACTTATTAAAAGTGCTTTCCATTCACTTAATGTTTTAGTTAAAGTTGAATATTTTTTATTAATTAAAAAAGCAATACGTTCTGATACATGTAAAGAATTAACTAATTCTGAACAAGTATATATTTTTTCTTCTACTTTTGTTGCTTGAGTTGCCATTATTAAACGATTTGTTGATTTAAATGTTTTACCACACCATTAATTTCACTATCTTCTAAAAATAAATGATTTATTATTTTTTTAGTAAATGATTCTTTAGCTACAAATTCATAAAACATATTTACATTAACACCTCTCATAAAAATAGTTGCAGGTATATAATCTGGTCTATTCATAATATCTTGTCCTGAAATTTTCATATTTTGTAAGCCATTAAGACTAAAACAAATTGAAAATGATAACATTAAATATTTTAATAAACTATATATAATAAGAACTTCAAATGTATTAGAAGATGTTACAATTATATTATAATTACTTTCAAAATTAGTTGCAAAACGTTCAGCATAATTTTCTCCTAAACTATCTTCTTTATCTCCAAAATTATCATCATCAGAATTACTACCTTTTTGCCCTATATATCCTATACCTGGACTTTCAGCAGGTAAAGTAATATGTATAGTTGGTAAATTAGCACAATTTAAATCAAAAAATAATCTTACATTTATTAATCTAGGATTACCTTCATTAGCTAATATTAATTCTTGTGCTTGTTCATAATAATTATAATCATCAATAACTACACCATGAAATAAATCATATAATATAGTATCTGTTTTATTATTACTTGGAGCATTATTAAAATCATCTTTAACAAACTTAAGTATATCTCTTATAAGTGCATATAATATTTGCTCAGGAATTATTGTCATTTAATTAAATAAATCATTTAAAAAATTATCAACTAACATATCTACTTGTAAAGGTATATTAATTCTTTCAATTGTTTTCTCAGCTAAATTATGTGCTATTATCCCACTATGTATAAATGCTTCTGCGTCTGATTTATCTGATACTCTTCTAAATGTATTATATTGACTTTGTGTAGCTTTACTATACTCTTTAGAATTTCTACTTAATCCTGCATAAATTGAATTTTTATGCTTATATTCTTTAAATAAATTAGATTCAGTTGCTACTTCGGGTCTTTTAGAAGTTGCATTAAAAGGTGAAGGTACAGTACTTTGTTTTAAAGTACCTTCTTTTTTAACTGCTGAATAAACTTCATTAGGTAATATGCCTGAAAATATAGAACTTGTTCCTTCTGAACCAGGTGTTGCAAATCTGAAAGGTATATTCATATACCAACCACCATCTTCTTTAAGATGTTTTTTTTCAGATTTTTCAAATCCTATTTTCATATCAAAAGCACCAACTCCACTTTCAATCATATTAGGTAATGCACCTTGTAATATAATTAAACCTTCAAATCTACCTTTATCAACTACTATCAAAGACCTAATGTAATCATCTTTACTTTTTGTCAAACTTCTATTAGCTTCTAACTTCCAACCATCAGATATTTTTTGTATCATGGTTTTAGTTACATACTCCATCAAGTTTTGAGAATTTTTCTCTAATAACCTAAATTCAAGAACTTTTTCACTTAAATCTATTACTATGGGTATCAAAGTATCAAACTTTTACATTTATACAAATTTACGAAAAATTTAAAAATTTCCAAAATAATTAAGGAGTTGTATTATCTACATAAAAATTTTTAGCATAATTTTCTTTATTTAATACTAAATGTGACCTTCTACCAACAAATGAACAAGGATAAGGTTGATTTTTTATTTGAATTGAGTTTTCAACAGTATCTTGATATATTAAATCTCTAAGTATATCAATTACATGAAATTGAGGTCTATGTGCATATCTCAAAGATACTCTAGGTTTTTCTACATTTGAAAATTTAACTTTATTTAAAAGAAACAAATTACCATTTAATTGATAATCTTCACCTTCTTGTAAAGAAATATGTTTTTCAGATGCAGATGAAAATAAAAAAGCATTTAAAGGTCTAATTGCTTCATAAAATAAAAAACTAAACAATTGTTCATTATCATTTTCACTATATAGTACAGGATATAATCTTTCAGTAAATGTACTTTCTGCTTTAATTAAAATAATTCTATCCATCCAAGTTATATCTAATTCATCTGTAGCAGTTATTTTAGCTGTTCCCATTTTTTCAAAGGACCAATCTTTAAACTTACTATCAAAATTCATATTTTGAATAACAGCTTTAGATTCAACTCTTTCAGCTAAAAAGAAACCACTACCTCTACAACTTTTACATGTAGATAATGGTGCTACATTTGGTCCTTTACAAGGACAATCCATCATTTTATCATGATAAATTTCATATCCTTTATTTTCTACTAAAGAGTCAAATTCAGATTTTACCCAATGAGCCTGAGGAGCATCTACATAATTTATAGGAGTCGGTTGTACTTTAACTTGTGTCATTCAATTACTTTATAGAACTGAAAATAATACACCTTTATAATAACTTTTTAAAGCAGGTATTAATGTATCTTTTAAATCATCAGCATATTGTTTTGTAATTGCTGAGAAAGCACCTGTAGATGAACTTTTTGCAGTTTGTATGCTTTGACTTAATCCATCTAAACTAAGTGATGAACCTATAACACCTGGTCCAAGAATATTATTACTTGCAATACCTAATATTTCAATTGCAGCTAATTTAGCAATTGCACTATTTAAAATAGCAATACTATTGACATCAACACCTGTTAAATATTCTATATGCCAATATTCAGGAATTTTATCAAAACCTACAAATCTATAATAGTATGAAGATGCACTATTTATAGTTACAATTATATTACCTAAATTACCATTTGAATTTGGTATTAATGATATTTTTCTATGATAACTACCTGTATTTGTTTGTTTAACAATCATCCATTCTTTAGGTAATTGAATACGAGGAATATTTCCATAGTATCCTTTCATTCCAAATGCTTCTATAACTGGAAAAGCAGTTCTCAAATAAAGAAAATTACTCCAATCATCTAGATTATAACTTTTAGTTTCTTGAATAATTTGTTTTTTTACTTTAATACCAAGTAATTTTTCAAATAATTCTTGAGACATACTTAATACATTCTCAATTTTATTTAAAGAAATAGTACCTCCAAAAGTACCTGTTAAAGGTACTCCTTGTAAATATTCTAATACAAAATCAGAGGGGCTTATAATAAGCCCCTCTTTAATTTCTGTTTTAATGCTAAAAGTTAAACTAGGCATTTTATTTTATTAGTTTTCTTTTGCTAATAAGTATTCAATAAATGGTTTTTTCTCTTTAAATCCAATCCATTCCGTTTCTGGAAATTCTTTAGATTTAGCTAAATCAGCCATTTGTCCTAAAGTCATTTTTTTCATTTCTGTAATTACAGCTTCTTTTTCAGCTTCTGTAATTATTACTTTTTCACCTTCTTCTTTTTTAACTTCATTACCAATAACTTCATCTTTAGATGGAGGTGTAGGTGGTGTAGGAGGAATTATAACTGTTGTCTTTTCTTCTTTTTTAACTTCATTACCAACACTTTCATGATTAGAAGTATTTAAAACTATTATAGTAGGGTCAGTGATTTTTAATTTTTCTAATTCATCTTCACTTAAGTTTACAATAGATATACATTCTGAATTCCACTCAATAGAACAAACTGAATTTTTAATAATTTGATTTGCTCTATGTTGAGCAGTTGTTTGAAGAGTAACTTGCATACAAATACTTTAATAATTTTACAAAAAAATAGGAATCCGATTCATTAAAATGAAATCGGATTCCTAAATATTTAACTTAACTTACACTAGAGCCAACGTTAATATACACAATCATCTTTTTAGGCTGATTAAGTACTGGAGTACCATAAGCTAAAAGCATAAATCTAGAAGAAGGTGCAATTAAAGCTAAATCCATTTTCATCAACGGTGCTAATTGTTTAAAATTAAAAATTTCTTTTGTTTTTTCTAACAAGAAACACATGTTGGTATTTGGAATGATATAGTTTCTTTCTCTTATTACACCAGCAGCTGCTCCATCATAACCTGCTGAAATTTGTGCAGGAGTAACAGAGAACAAGTAGTAATAAGTAACTGTACCAGTAACTTTATTTACTTCACCTTTATAGATATTATATGCTTGTGCAGCATAAGTACCACCTTGTAAAGTTAAAGTAATATCAGCTGATTCATTAGCACCAATTGTAACAGAAGCTGATTGGGTAATTACTGATTCGCCGTAACGATTCATTGCAGTAACTGCAAATTTATAATCACCATTAAAACCTGAATACATACCAACAGAAGCTACAGCAGCTACACTAACACTAGCAGGTGCAGCAGGTGTTTTACCACTTGTAGCATTTGTTAATGCAGTTTTTGGTTTATATTTATGGGCTAAAAATTTATCAGTAACTGGATTAATTTTGCCATATTGAGTAGCAATACCATCAATTACCTGACCACCTGTAATAGTTGCACCTGGAGTAGTTCTTTGTACATCACTATTATCCCAACGTGATACATAGTTTTTCCATACTGCAGGAGGAGCAATTAAATCAGTAGCATTACCATTTGCTTCCACAATTGCTAATGTACCATCTTGCACAAAACTATCTTTCATAGCTTTACCTCTACAGTCAATAACGTTAACGTTATTACCACCATAATAAGAACTTAAATTACCAGGAACCATTAAACCTTGTCTATGCTGAGCATAAAGACCATTAAATTCAATTGGCAATAAATTTGAATCAGCCCAAGCTACTGCTCTGTTAATATCACGCAACAATTTCATAGTTGATTCTTCAATCTTTTGTTGAGTAATATTACCGATACCAGAAATAACATTTACTAACTGCATAGGATGAGAAACAGAACCTACAGTACCCATGAATTTAACCAATTGGCTAGCACGTCTGTAAGTTGCTTGGTCTTCCTCAGGTAATTCACCTTCCAAAGTGAAAGAGAAACCATCAGTACCATAATCTTCTAACAAATCGTATTCTTCAACTGTGTTAAAAGCAGGAGATTTAGGAATTTGTTTCCAAAGAACAATGTCATTTTCATGGAACGACATAACTCTTAAGGTATTTTCTAAACTCTCAACCTTTAAAACAGCACCACTTTGAGTAGAGCCTGTATCTCTTAAATCTCCACCAGTCATAGCACCTGCTTCCAACGCTTTCATTAGTTGGTCAACATCGCCCTGTGTAGATTCACCAAAGCCTGATAAGCCTGATAAGGCATAATCATTTAAACTTACACTTAACATTTTAGTTAAAATTAATTTTTATTTACTACTTTATTAATTCTACAATTTATATTTTTAGAAATTATAATTGTTATTCTACAATCATAATTTTATCTTCTTCTCTTAATTGTTTTAAAATAGCTGCAGGTAAAATATTAGATGTTTCAAAACTTACTAAAGCTTTTGATATTTCTTTATTATGTAATCCTTTAGCAATATTTTCATCATTTTCACCAAAATTAGCTTTAGCTTCTAATATTTTAATAATTGCTCTTTTTTGTTTTGACTTAGATAAAACAGCTTTAACATCTGCAGGAATTTCATTATCACTTAATCCTTCACCACCATTAAATCCTTTTTCCATTGCATTAGACATAACTGATTTTCTAGGTCCAGCTGTTTTTCCTAATAATTCAACTTTTTCTTGTAATCCTTTAATAAGTGTATCAGTTTCTTTCTTATTAATAGCAAGTTGATTAGCAACATTTGTTTGAAAATCAGTAAAACCTTTTAAAAGCATATCTACACCATTTGGTGTAGGTAGATTTAAATCATTTTTTTTAGTATTACTTCCATTTAAATCATCTTCTATTCCTTTAGATAATTCATCTGTTATATTACCATTAAATGGATTAGGTTTATTAGCAACTACAACATCTGTAATTCCCATATTACCTAATGCTCTTTTAATAGTAGCAGGATTTATTTCTACAAAAATTTTATTATCCATAATTTATAATCTTTAACAAAATTAAATAAAATTTAAGAATTTTCCAAAAGCCCCTTTATACGTTTAAGTACTTTTAAATATTCATCTTTTGGAATAAAACCTAATTTAAAACCTTTTTCAATAATTGTAATATTTGCAGCATTTTCTAAAGATAAAAATGGTTTACGTTCTACACCTTTTATAAATCTTTTAATATTAAAAAATTTATCTATAATAATACTATCTTCACCTTTTTTAATATCTAAAATTATACTTTCACCATTTAAATCATATGTATCATAATCATAATTTTCACCCTTAGAAATATCAACATAAGTACCTTTATTTTTAGGCATAGGTGTAATTGCAATACCTGTTACTCTTGATTTACGAATAAATTTTTTATTCATAGGGTCAACTTCCATTTTCTTACCTTCAATTGACCAACCAAGTTTTCTTTTACTTTTCCCCTTTTGTAATTGATTAATTATATCATAAACATCTCTAGCAATTGGTTGCCAAGAATATAATTCTGCTCTTACATGCAATTTTGAATCTTGTACCCAAGCTTTTACAGGCTCTCCAATAATAGTACCTGGATTATCTTTAGTTGCATGATGCCAATTAATAAAACCTTGGTCTAAAAGATAATTTAAATCAAATCCATTAGGGTCAACAATTTCACCATCAGTATCTTCTGTCATAGTTGAAGCAACACCTTCAACTATCATTGTTTCATTACCTTCTTTATCTTTTCCTTTAGATATATCAATGTCAGGTATAAAAAATCTAAATTTATCAGACATAAGTTATTTTTTTAAAAATGGATTAGAATTACTTGATTGTGATGATTTTTTATTACTATCACTATTCTTATCTTTGTCCTTTTTTTGTCTTTTAACAATTTCTGTACATATCTCTGTACGCATAGCATTAGCAGTCATACCTTGTGCCATATTTTCTAAATCTTTTGTTGAATATTTAGATAAATCTAAATTTTTCATATATTCTAACAATTTTAATTAAATAATAATGTTTCAGCAGCATCTTTCCAATCTTCACCTTCACCTTTACTTGAGTGAATTACTTTAATAATATTACCTAAGGTTCTTGCATTAAGTTTACCTATACGAATATCATTTCTATGTTCATTTAAGAAATCAAGTGCCATTTGTTTTTCTTCTAAAGTTGCTCCTAATGAATTACCTCTTGCATCTTTAATATCCATTTTAGGTAGAATATTTTGTATTCTTTTTATAGTTTCATCTTTAGACATTGATAAATCAACTGATAAACATCTACTATCAATTAATGGTTGAGGAATTTTATCAGGTGCTAAGTTAGAAATAAATATTACTTGACCTTTAAATTTAAATCTACTTGGAACATTATTTAATCCAGTGGGAGTTGTTACACTACCTTCTAATTTATCTGTTCTTAAAGGAGAAGATGGTTTATAACTAATAGTACCATCACCAGAACTATCTAATGCACCTTTAAAGAAATTAACAGCGTTTTCATCTTTTAAAGCACTATCACAATCGTCAAATATAATTAATTTACCGTTGTGTTCAAATAAAGCTTGATATACAGAACTACCATTTGCAGAACCTGTTATTTTTATATAATCATAGTTGTGTGGTTCATTTATATTATGACCTTGTTCTTCATCATAACCAACCATTCCTTTTTTCTGTAGAACTGATTCTAAAGTAAATGTTTTACCTACTCCTCCAGTTCCAAAGGCTACTAAACTTTTAGTAGTACCATCTACAACCATATTACAAAATAAACCATAAGCTTTCCAAGTTTGTTCTGATGTTGGTTTTGGAGGTAATTTTTCTTCATATTCTTTTACTTCTGCAGAAATATCTTCACTATCATCTTTTTTCTTACTTTCTCTTACTGCAGGTTTTTCTTGATGATTAACAGCAATCCAATCACCTTTACCACCGGTATCAGCTACTTTTTTAAAACCATTTCTAACTGTACCAATTGGATAACCACCTTTCTTTATATCACCATTTTCACCAAGAAATTCTTCTAATGTAGGTTGCCAATTAATATTCATTAATTGGCATAAATGAGATTTTAAATCTAATATTAATGGCAAATTCTTCCATTCTTCAAAAGAAGAAAAAATATAATTTTTATGTTCTTTATTATCAAGAACTATATTTTGACTATTTTTATTAATATAAGCTTCAAAATAATAAATATTAACTTCCGGTAATGAAATTAATTCTTTAAATTGAATATCAAATATTTTTAAATTTGTTTCTTCTTTTATTTCACGTCTTGCTGCTTCAAATATATTTTCTCCAAAATCTACACCTCCACCTGGTAAACACCATGTATTTGGATGAAAAGAATCTTCTCCACTTCTTAATAATAACATTATATTATTATAATCTTCTATATCACGAATAATGGTAGCAACACAATGTTTTTTACTACTCATATTAGCAGAATGGTAAAAATTTTTTAAAACATCTAAATCATTAATTTCACTTTTTAAAGTATCACCTTCTTTTATAAAAATAGCTTCATAGTTTTGAAGTTTACCTTTAATTAAATTTGTACTTTTTTCTGGACAATTTTCTAAATTAAAATTAACTGAACGTTTATAACCAAGATATTCACCAATTAAATTCTGTAATTTAGAATCTAATTTATTTTGTGCTATTAAAATATCTACTATACTATTCATTTTTATTAAATATAAACTATTGAAGTAAAAGATGTTTTTAAAGCTGCAGCATTAGCAGGTATAACACCATCAACTGAATATTCTGTATATTTTTTTCTTTGTGATATAATTTGATTAGAACCCCAAATTACTATTTCTAAAAAATCTCCATCAAATCTACCTACTAAAGTATTTAATGGATATGTAGCATTATCTACTTCAACAAAATGAGTACCAGATTTTATTTGTGTCATAAAAATATTATTTAATTTATCTTTCGTAAACTTTATCACCAATAGTAATTTTTATTTTAGATTTTGTAGCTACTTTTCTAACAAAATTACTTTCTAAAAATTCAAACATTCTAGTTTTTTCATTCCAAGTTGTACCTTCTTCATAATATTGTAAAGTACATCTACAATGTGGATGCAAACTACCTAATGTTGGTTTCCAATTGTCTGCTTTAACACCAATATTTGTACCATTTGCTCGTAATTCACTTAGTAAAAATATTTTTGGTTTTAAATCGTAATCTAAATAAAGTTTAATACAATGTTTACAAGCACCTTCTATTTTAACATCTTTATAAACTTTAACATCTTTACCTTTATTTCTTTCTTCCATCATTGCTGCTCTTCCGCTTTCATAGCTAGAATGCATAACATAATCAGCAATACGTCCAAAATCTCTATTCCATTCTCCTGTTTTATGTCCTAAATCTAATACTAAATTACGTATTGATTCACGATTTTTAACATTTTCAGTAGTTGATAATTCAATATTTTTTTGTATTAAGGTTTTTTGTATTTTATTACTTACACCTTTAATATCATGATAAGCTTGATGTTTTATATTTTCTAATACTTTTTCTTCTAAATTTGTTAATGGTATAAATTTACCTTTTTTAACATAATTTTTAAAATCAATATAAGAAATATTTTTTGTATCTTTATTACCTAAATACTCAGCTAATACTCCAAATTTAAAATTACTATTTATTAAAGTTTCTTTTGGAAATTGATTTATATCTATACCAAAAGATTTTAATAAATTCTTATCATCATTAGTAAATAATTTAGAATCAACATTTTGACCTATATATATTAAATGATAAGAATCTATTAATTTAAAAAAATCTTCTAATTCATTATTTGAAAATAACATTTTAAACTATTTCCTTAGATGGTGTATAAAGAATAAATGAAGCATAAATTTCTTTTATTTCTTTAACTACATCATTATCTCCTTCTTCGATAATCATTAAATTACCTACTTCTTCTATAGAACAATGAATTGGCTCAAATTCAAAAGTTTTTTTAAGAAGTTCTATAACTCCTTTATCTTTCTTTTTTAAACCTTCTTTATTAAATTGATATTTTCTACCAAATTTAGTATCTACAAATAAAACACTACCATCTTTATCAGTATTTGCATTTTCAAGTTCTAAATCTTCTAAATCTAGATTATACTGGTCAATAAATTGAGTTAATCTATTTTTTAGCAAATTAGTAAAAAATACTTCTACTTTTGTTTTTTTATATTTTTCTGTTGATAATAAATTACCTATTATTTGATTAAATTTTAATAAATTACTATTTGAAATTTGTACAGACATTATTCTTTATTTAAGAAAGTTATTAAATTATTTTACAGCAGAAGTTTCATTAGGAATTTTACTTTTAATAAAATCTTCCAACATATTTTCTGTAGGGAATGTATCAAAAGAAGTATTAAAATTTAATTCATCTAAAGACTCTTTACCTTCTTTATATGCAGAATCACTAATATAAATAGAAAATCTTAAATTAACACTATATTCTCCTTTATTAACAGAATTAATAGATGATGGAGCAGAAATTCCTCCTTTTACTTTTTGAATTGAACAAGAAGTTATAAGACCTAATACAGAACTTAAAGGAGGTAAAGTACCTAATTTACTTGAATTAGTAAAATTTTTAATAGCGAACATAAAATAAAGTTTTATTATTAATAAAATGTGAAGGTAAGAAAAATTTAGAAATTTTTTTTAATTATTTTAAATAGTTAATTTATTCCCTATTCTTCCAGCTTGTATATTTAACCAAGCAAGGTCTGCATCTGTTAATAATTTTGGTTTTTCTTTAAATCCTACAACTAAAATACCTGTCCATTTTTTTATATCTCTACCTGTAATTATTTTTAAAGCTACCAAAGTACCTATTTCATAAGATTGATGAAGAGCAGCAAGTTCATCAAATTTTTCAAATTCATAACTTACTATATATCCATAGTCACTTGTACGAAGTAAATCAATATTTCTTTTAAAATTAATTGCTGGAATATTATCAAGTTCTCCTATACCAGAATATTTATCATCAGATACACTTTCTGCAACTAATGATAATTTTTTCTTATGAAAACCAGATAATGTAGTTTCTCCGTTACTTCCTTCCCAAAAAGCTACTATATTAGGATTTAATGTATCTCTAATTGTTTCTAATGCTTCTTGTATTCTTTCATAATGGTCTATATCTTCTAAAGAAGGTTTTTTTCTTTCAATAGATTTTTTTTCTAAATATCTATTAAACCAAACACTTCCATAACCAATACTAAATAATTCTAATATTTTTTCAAAATGGTCTAGTGCTTTACTTAAATCCATATTTTATTTCTAATTTTTATTTATTAAAGAGGTACATTATAATCATTTACTATTCTCCATAAAGTTCCGTTACTATATATAATCATAGTCCTAGCCATAGTTAAAGAAGATATTACATTAGTTGATAAATCTACAGGAATAAAATCTCCTACAAAATCTAATTGATAACCTCCAATTCCTACTAAAGAAATCACTAATCTTTTGCCGTCAAAACTACTTGGAGAAGGTAATGTACAATTTCTGTTATTTGTAAAACCGCTAAATTCTACGTATTCTTCCGAACCAACTATTTCATAATCAGAATTACTTATATTTACAGAAATAGCATAATCTGCAAAATTAGTCCAAACACCTCCGCTATTTTTATATTGCATGATTCCATAATTATCTCTGAAACCATAACCACTCGAACCAGCATAAGAACTTCCCCAATTTATATACTCATTAGTGTTTAAAGAATAACTTGTAGCTTGAACATTGCCAGCTACTAACATTTCTTGTACAACATTTACAAAAGAATTACCTGCTCCAGAGATTGCATCTGTGCCTATGGCATTTGTTTCTATAGTACCAACACCTAAATAAGTTGCATTAATATTTCCACTTGCTGAAATATTTCTTATATTACTTAAATCAATCTTTACTTCACTACCAGTAGTATTTCTTTCAGCCCATGTTAGCCAACCATTATTCGCTTTATTCCTGACATTAATATGGTCACGTTGGTATATAATGCCCGATACCTCTAAAAAAGAAGATAGTCTTTGAGAAGTGCCTTGAATTTCACCGCTAAATGTGGCTAAGCCCGTTGAAGACAAAGTAAGTCGTGTTGCACCGTTCGTTCTGAAACTTAAATTCGCACTAGGTACGCCCGCGAAAATATCTCCTACATAAATATTGTCATCACCCGCCACTCCTAAAAGGGGCACCTCTACGCCACCCGTAGTTTTACCTCTAAAAAAAGCGTCGTTATTAACATTTATTCCAGATGTAAAAGTAGCAGACGTACCGTTTATACTTCCGCTAAACGTAACATTACCTGTCGTACCATTAACAACAAATACTGGAGTATAACCTGCACCCCTCGTTAATCCAAAATCATTTGCTGTACCCCCGCTGATACCTGCTGCCAAATTCCAATAGTTAGGAGTACCAGCATGATTATTCGATATTCTTATCGCAGCACTTAGATTCGTAGTCTTAATGTCAAGAGAGTTTAAAGCATCTTGGTTTATTTCTAATTTACCTTTAGAAGTTAATCCATTTTCAAAACTTACTATACCAGTAGCATTATCTATTACTAAAGTTTTAAACCATCCAGAGCCTGTATATCTTGAGATATTAAAATCATTTGTAGCACCACTCCCTTCGTTGTTAAAACCAATAGCGAAAGCTTTGGTCGGTGTAGCATCTTTCCACATTGTAAAATTACCGCCAACTTCTCCTGTAGTAGTAATAGACCTTATTCTTTTACTTATTAAATCACCAGTTAATTCTCCTCCACTAATAGGTAAATAAGCTGTTGAAGTATAAGCATTAGAACCTAAGCCTAGCATAGATTGAAAAGCTGCGGCAGAATATCTTAAAACTAAGCCATCACCTCTTATACCTATTGGCAACATGCTGCCATCAGCACCTTGAACACCACAAGCTAAACAGTTATCGTAACCATTCCATTTGGTTGAGTTAGAAGCCGTAGCTATTATTCCTAGATAATTATTACCTACCCAATCTTGAGTTGCAACCGTATTGCCTTGAACATATAAGTCATTAAAATCTGCACTTAATGTTTGATTGCCTAAACTTGTTGTTATCCAATTTTGCGTAGCTACATCTTCACTAGCTATTGTTAAAAGACTAAAATTAGCTACAGCATCACCACTATTTAACCAGGAATCTGTAATTATAATACCGTAATATCTTGCATCAGTTTTAAGTATATAGTCTCCTCCATCTTGACCTAAAGCATCTGTATTATCACCTTTTAAAACCACATTGTAATTTCCTAGAGTATTAACTATAATACCTGAAACATTATTTGCTTCAATAGCGGAACTAAATTTAATTGGTACATAAGTACTACCATTCCAACTACTTAACCAACCACTTTGCCAATTTAATTCAAATCCTACACTACACATTAAGCTAATTCCTTCTGTACCACCACCATTATCAAAACTACCCCTACTTAAATAAGAACCGTTATCTGTTAGAATTTGGTCTGTACCATCTAATCGTATAGATATACCTCCAGTATGATTATCTTGACCAAGAACAGCATACAAATTTGGAATATAATTTAAATATCCTTGTGATTCTATCCAACTTCTATAAGCTATTTGCTCTGTTTCTGTGTCTGTTACTGCTGGAAATTCTACTACTCCAAAATTATCATCTTCTCCAGTGTATAATAATTGTACACTACCTAACTCAGCAGAATTTTTTATAATCGCACTATAAGATTTAAAAGAAAAGAAACCAGTGATATTCTTATTACCATAAATTTCTTCATTACCTCCTAAAGTAACATAATCATCTAAAGAAGCGGCTAAAGCATAACCAGCAGAAGCATGATTACCCCAACCGTATGCTGAGTCCCAATTTGATTTATTATAACCTGTTATAGTAGTTCCTCCAGAAAAAAAATTATTAATTTGTGTTTTTGTATAATGATTAGTATTACAATAAGCAGCTACACGAGTATCTGTATAGTATAAATTTACAGAACCTTCTACTACATCATCTGTTGTACCTGGAGAAGTAGCTATATTAACATATGTACTACCTGACCATCTATATATTTTATTATCATTTAAAGTAACATATATTTTACCTACTTCTCCTATACTTGGTAATGCAGCATAATTAGCAACTTCAATAACATCATC